CACTCAAGACGACGTAACCTCTGACGTAACTAGGGCCGAAATACAAACAAAGATCGCCCACAAACAGTTGGACAAAGAAAGAATCCAGCTTGATATTGAGGAGTTAGAAGAAGAAATCGAAATACTTGACGCATAATTGGAGAGAAGAAAATGGCAAAGAAAAAGAAAGATCGTGGTGCCATTGAACGACGTTTGGGCAAAGCTGTGCATAAGGCCGGTAAAGAAGAACTGTCGTTTGCGAAGGCATCGAAAGCCTTGAGTGCTGTAGCACAAAAGGAATTGGTAGCATACGATGCAGCAGAGAAAAAACTTCAAGAGGCCCGAGCAAAGATAGTAGAAATCAACAACGAGTTGTCGGCTCTTGACAAATAAGAGGAGTGTGTGATGCCTGTAGAAATGTCCAACGTCGCTTACGACAGAATGTTTAGTGCTGAGAATGGCTATCCACAACGACCTGACCAACCAGAACAACCCCAGAGTCCCGAAGGAATTTACGCCGAGCAGTTCAAATCAGCGAACCAACAACTTGACCAAGACTACGAACAGGCACTTGCGTCCACACAAGAGGAAACAAAAAGAGCCATCAGTTTGCTTCGTGAACAATCACGCATTAAGTGGGACGCTGTTGACCAAGATCGCTCCATTGATGCTGCTGCCAAGAGTAAGAGAAAGTCTGACTTGGAGACGCAATACGAGGTGCAGGCCGCCGCCATAAACAGTAAACAGGCTCCGGCGACACAGTCATTGCAGCAAGCATACGAGCAACAGCAGCGGGAGATGCAAGCCCAGTTCAAGTCTCAGCAAGAATCTGATGCACAGCTTGTGCGGCTCGGACAAGAAGGTAAGATAGATCCCGCTGAGGTGCTGGCCGAACGATGGTCAAAAGCTCTGGGCCGAAGCATCCCTGCATCTGCATTTCGCGGTAAGGCTGGGAATATTGAGCAACGTAAGACTGCTCTTGAGGATGACATCCGCGATATGGACCGCATATTGGGGGGCTTTACAGATGCTACCGCTGGGTTTTTCAAGGGTGCTCTTACGGGAGCAAAACGTGGACAGTTCAGATACGAAGACCCTGCGACCGGAGAGATGCAAAACCTCAACCCACGTAACAAAGCGGATGCTGTGATTATCGCTCGGTTTAGAGAATTACTCGTGGCCAAACGAGAGAAAGAAACTGAGTTTGCTGAATTGCTCATTAACAATGACCCAGTGCTCGGCCCTGCGGCTCGTATACAGAAGGATTGGGCGGCTGCTAATGCTGCTCTATCCAAGAACGGACGTAAGGGCGGCGGACTGAGTGCCGGGATTGTACAAGCAAAAGGTAAACCGCCGCTACCCCCCATTGGTGAGACAATACAGCGACTGCGGGCAGGCGGATTAGAACGTGAAGAAATCAGAATACAATTGAAAGTCTTGGGGTATAAATAATGAGTGCAATAGACGATGCCTTGAATGCTGAGTTTGGTGGACTACCACAGATTGACGCGGCACTGGACGTCGAATTTGCACAGCCCAGCATTAGGATCGACGCTGCTCTTGACGCAGAATTTGAACAAGGCGGACGCTTCCGGGGTGCGGGTTATACTGCGGAATGGATGCCGAAAGCAGGCATCACCGATGTCCCAGGAATTGCGGGACGTGGTTTAGTCCGTGCAGAACTTGGTGTTGCAAAGGGCGTGCTCGGCACACTCAATGCAATGCTCAACATCCCCAAAGAAAGACTTAGCAGATTGGGTGGATCGTTTGGTGGCGGCTTTCTAATACCTGAAGAAGAAACCAAGAGACGCACAGCACCAATCCGCGAGGCCCGGCGCAGGATAATCTCTGCTCAGGAGCGATTTGACGTGCAATACTCTGGTGGCTTGGCGTGGGGCACCCGTGTTGTAGCCGAGGCAATCCCGTACATGGCTAATGCTATGGCCGCTGGTGTCGTTGCAGGTCCTATAGGTGCTGCAACTGTTGGGTTCGTCATTGAGGGTGATAACGCTTATGACGAAGCTATTGCCAGCGGTGCTACCGAAGCTCAAGCGAATACAGAACGAGTCGTAGTCGGCTCCATCAATGCTGGTATTGAGGCGTTGCAGATTGGACGACTGTTAAAATTCTCACAATCGGGCAAGCATTCTCTCAAAGCATTCATCAAGTTGGCCCGAGAGAAGGGCATCAAAGCTGCCGGTGGTGAACTCAAGGGGTTTACCGCAGGCGTGCTGCGTCTGTCAATCGAGAATGCCATAGAGGAGTTCGTGCAAGAAGGCGTATCAATGGGAACACCTGCTATTCTACGTGGCGAGTACCCGAAGAAGGCTGACGGCACCCCCGATTATTGGGCTATCACTAACCGTCTCGGCGAAGCTGGATTTGCCGGGGCATTCACAGGCCCGATCCTTGGTTTAGGGGGTCAGGCTATCGCAGGTCGAGGTAGTCAAACAATCCAAACTCAAACTGAATCTATGGTGAAGGAGCAGGAATTTGTTGAATTTGAAGACCCAACATCTGAAGTAGCGTTGATGAAAACTATTGATGTGATGGAGCAATTGAGTACTCAGTTTTCACCACAAGAAATAGATGCGGGGCTTAAACAATGGCTCAAGACGCCTGAAGGACAAGCCGAGGCTTCATTAGGGCAAGCAGGGACTCCAAAGGATGCTATTCAGGCAGAAGTTTTTGCTCGATTGTTGTTATCGAAAAAACCAAAAGCTGTTGCAGCAATGAATAGAACATTAGCCCAGCCCGCCTCAATAATTGGCAAAGACTCGCCGCTCACAATTTCATCTGTCGATCAGGTTTACGCCGACGAACCAGCAACGGTGAACCACATAGAGCAACGTCGCCAACAACAGGTGCAGAACCTTGAGTCTGAGGGTGTGCCTCGCAAGGACGCTGAAGCTATGACGGTCACACCCGACGAAGTTAAAGCTGAGGCCAAGAAACTCAAGAAACAAGAGAAGCAGGCCAAGGCAATGCGTAAGAAAGAGATTAAGCACGCAGGCCCGGTGGGACAGATTCGCGCACGCTTGGATACGGTCAAGGCAAAGAGTCCATCCCGGAATGCAAGACGGCGACAAGGGCGAGTAACATCCTGGCTGACTGACACACGAGATAAGCTCTCCTCTTATGTAGACGGCCAGAGTAAGTTGTATCAATTAGCACGGCAACTTGACGGTTATGACGACAGTGGCCCGATGACTACTCATATAATCAGACCTGTTCGTGCAGCTATGTCCCACGCTCGCGGTATGATGATGGACGGTATGAAGGGGATTCGTGCCAGGACTGACGCAGCCGGTGTAGACCTCACAAAGCTCATGGCCCGGCGTAAGACCAACCTCGCCGGAGGTATGCAGTTCACTGGCACCGAGATGGCTGGATTGCATTTGGTGGCCCAAGATCCCGATGGTCGTCGGAGATTAGATGCTGACTTTGGCAAGGACGTGGTTGACGAAATCATAACAAGTGTAGAGCAACAGCCAGACCTGATGGTGATGCGTGATGCGGTGCGGGAATACATTGACAGCCGCACCACTGAGTTCATGGCTACAGCCGGGGCTATGGAGATCGAAGTAACGGCCCACGATATGTATGTGGCTCTGCTTACGCTCGATCCCACTGAATTACAAGACACAGACATCGGTGAGTTGTTCGGGGCGAAGCAAGGCAGACATGTTCGTAATAAGCTACGTGTTCGTGGTAAAGAGAAGACAATCAAGAGGACTAAGACTGATGCAGCGGTGCAGTATGACCTGATGAAGATCATGCCCAACGTAATTCAAGGCATGGAACACTTCATTGCTGCTGGCCCGGCAACACAGAGAGCCGGAGAGATCCTTGCCGATCCCGAATTGAAGCGTAGATTGAACCGCGCCACTCGCGGGCATGGAGCCAAGCTGTTCAACAAATGGCTGAAGGACTCAGCCCTCGGAGCAGTAGATCGTCAGAGTTCAGGCATGGACAAGATCGCCTATGACTTGCGGCGGAATGCCATTGGCTTCGTGCTGGGCCACAAATATCTATCCGTGGTCCCCAAGCAAGCAATATCCTCACTCAACGCTATCAGCCTGGACCCACGATTGGCTCCGGGTATTTTCAAGCGGATGTTCAGTTATGGCTACCCTGGTAATCTTGAGAGTGATTGGAAGTTTGCGAGCGGGAAGTCTGAATTGGTGAAGAATAGAGATTGGGAGCGTGATGCTCGCCGGTCGTTTAACGCCAAAGGCATGAAGCGATTCTTTAAGCATAAGAGGCTATCGCCACTGGCTATGCGTGGTACAGCTACAGTTGACCGAGGCACGGTTACTGCTGTGTGGCGGAGTAAGTATGAATTAGAAATGAATCGGACGAGCGGCGATGAGAAATTGTCCATACAGCGGGCCGACGATATGGTTTCGCAGACACAGCCGATGGGTAACGTGGAAGACTTGCCGCACTTCTTCCGTGGTGGTATCCTTGAGAGCATGGCCTCGACGTTCATGGGCCAGCCGAATACTAACTGGAACAACATGCGACATAACATTTGGGGAGAAATGCGGGCTGGAAAAATCAGCAAAGCAAAAGCATTTGAACGCTTTCTCCTTGGTGTGGTGCTGCCATCACAAGTACTCGGGTTTGTCTCTCGTGGTCGATTGCCAAGGGAGCCTGAAGAGATGCTGGAAGACTTGGCATTCTATGCTGTGACCCCGTGGTTCTTCTTTGGACGATGGGGCTACAACGTAGTTAAAGGACAATGGGATGCAGAGGATGCGGCATTGAACAAGATGCCGTTAACTGGATTGGAAGAGGCGAGTGCTGCTATTTCTGATTTGAAGAAGGGTAAGTACCGAGGCGTGGTCGAACACGGAGTTGGTGCTTATGGTGCGGTTACAGGTAAAGTCCCGAAGCAGGTTATCACTACCACTGGTGGCATCATTGATCTGCTTACAGAAGAAACCGATGACCTGCGGCGTTTGTATTGGAGCAAGAATTTTCTGAAGTATAAAGATGAGTAGGAGTTTCTGATGGACAGCGAACTGAATGATAGACTAGACAAACTTGATCTCCGTAAATTAGTCATGTTCAATATTTTTGAGACGCGAGCAAATCGGAAACTCCTAAACAACCATCTGCGACATCACGAAGAGAACATAAAGATCGCCAACGAGCGGAGGTGGAAAGTCTACCTCCTGCTCGCAGGCTGTTTCTTAACTACTGTCGGTGGTATGGCTGTCGCCCCCTTCGCATTTCTTTTGTAGGGTTTTGATTTCGGTGGTCATTGTTTCGATGGCTTGGCCGAGTTCACTATCTATCGTTGCCCCAAACCGAGTAAAACATATTTCTTTAGTTCTGTGACTCAATTTCAAATTATCCCGTAAGGCTCTCGCAGCGTTTGTAATGCTTGCTTTGCTAATGTAATAATACGCACCAGTTTCGCATATCAATAACCCACGAGGGTCGAGAATTAGTGTGTCAATTTCTCCATCACTGGCAAAAGCGATGGTCGCCTTGTGGTAGTATGCTTGCGCCACAAACGGAATGTCAGGATTTTGTTTTTTCATTTCTGCCCCCTCTTTTATTTTTACAAATCAATTAGAAATCTAATCGCCATCGCTGCCACTTGAACAGCTTCTTCTTTCGCACTATAGAGTTTGTTGGCTTTAATGTCGTCCCAAAGTTCGTCCACTTCTTCTTTGATTATTGCATAACCTTCGTGACTACTGTTGAACGTGCCAAACTTCGCTGTTGCCCTCTCTAACTCGGCTAAAACTTTGGCAACCGCTTCTTCTTGTTTATCCATTAGTTCTCTCTTTCAGGAATTTATTGACATGGCGCTTAGTCGTGAACCATTTACTTGTCGTCATTTTGTACGGCGGAGGCCACAATCTTTGGAGGTCGCCGCAGCGCATCCATTGTCTGACATACCGATGGGGGACACGGACTCCTGTCTGCTGGAAGATGTATAGCGGGACTTCGTGGGATTCCACCAAACTTCCGGGGTAGTCCCGTTTCAGACGATCCAAAGTTCGCATTGTCTACCTCGTACCAATAACACGGCTCATTAAATTGATTCATGGGTACTGCCAGGTGATACTTATGGCCGTGTTTGGTCGTGATCCTCACCGCCCATCCTCGCCGCTCACTACTTGGGAGCGGACTGAACACGCCTAAGTGCTCAACCCGTCCCGTTCGTAATGCTGTGCGGATGACAATGTCCTCTTGGGTGGCAGTGATTAGCCACTTGATGAGTTGTTCTTTGTCACGCAGCATTTCAATCCCCCCTAGCCGTAGTATGGGTTACGCCTGCCTTTTCTTGATTCCCGTTCCCAATAAGAGATCACCTTCTTCTTCACCCTCTTCTTCACCTTCTTCTTCACCCTCTTCTTCACTTTACACCTCCTCAACATCCTCTTTCCTCAGATCGCCAGGCCGCTTCAGGAACATCCACCCGGCTCCCAATCCCAACATACCTGTTGCCGCACCAAACACCCCAGTCGGACCAAACAGTGTCTCACGCAGAGCTTCAGCAGGAATGAGATTGTCAGACACGCTATTGGCCAAGAAAGCCTTCAACCTGCTATCCTTCTTCACGGCCTCCAAAAATGCCTCACGCTTCTCCACGCCCACAAAATTCAACTCTTTGCCCAATCTCTTCGCGTCTGCAATGGTGGTGAAGGGGAGCAAGCTGGTCATGTTCGCATCGGTGTACTCACCCACCCGCTCGTCCACATAGCACGGCACAAGATAATCCTGCATCGCACACCCCACCATGAGGGCGACGAATAAGACAAGGCAGATTGCTGCTGTTAAGATTCTAAATATTTTCATTTTGTCACCTTCAGACAACCTCGCCTGTCAAGTTTTAAGCCAATCTTTTTACTGATGTCCGAAGCAAGATGCAGACCACCCAAACTATTTATTGACAACAGATGTCCCGCATCGATACAATTACCTTTTTTATCAACGACTTGTAGCTCTATTCCACCCCCGAGAGACACCAACCTCAACCTCAACGGCTGCTTTGCTTTCTTCTGAACTTCGTTCCATATCTCAACTTTCATTTCAATCTCCTAAATACATTAACACAGATTCATGTTTAATCTTAATCCCACGATACCCACGTCCTTGTTCCCTATCCTGTCCCTCGTGATCTGCCATCTCAGGCCACGCCTCACCAAGTCTCCGGCGAAACAATCTGGCCCCGCAAGGATTTTTCACTCGCTCCTCTTCACACAGTGCGAAGTACAGATCATACATCATTTTACGAGAAGTGAAATGATTCTTATTATTTGAGATGACACAATGATCCTCTAACATACTGCGAATCGGACTCGCCTCCGCCAACACAGCGTTGATAATCCTGGTCGATTCTTCTGGGCGGGTGAACGCTTCAGTTTCCAGCACACGCTGCAAACCCACGACAGCCCACGATGCAATGCCCGGCAACTCTTTGAGCAGATCCGATTCTAATCTCAGATCCGGGTGCTCAGCGAAGGACACGTTGAACTTCAATATGTTGATACGCCGCCGTAGTGACTGTGACTCATCAAGAAAACTGAGCAGCTTGTTACACACATGCGTAATCTTGCCGAATAATCTTTCATGCACGGCACCGGCATTTTTTCGATGAATGTCCTGAGCGTCAAGACCTGTTAGCTTCTTAATGAACGCCAGATACTTCGCACGCATCGCAGGTTTAAGATCCTGTTCTTCATCCATCTGGATGACATACTTACCAAGCAACGGTTCCATTCCGAATGTGTAAGCACATGCCGTCTCCACCTGCGGACTCGCACATCGCTCTTCGCCAACCATGTGACGCAGCATCGTAGCGATAGTACTCTTGCCTGAGCCGGACACACCATACAAAAACATCATGGCGTGTAAGTAGTTTGTAGTAATGAGGTTATAGCCAAACCACTCTTGCAACAGAGCGATGCAGTCTTCGTTGCCTGCAAAAATCTGATCGAGGATTGTTAGCCAGCGATCACACCGGGCCAGTTTGTTGTACGCATACGGAACAGAGGATCGGAAAAATATGTTCCGAGTTAGAGGTAACAGCTTTCCAGTAGTGACGTCGAGCATTCCGTTCTTGAAGATGATTGTCTCTCTGTTGTCGAAGCCCATGCCTGCTGCGTCACCTTCTAGATAGAACGGTTCAGACTGCCCCTTTTTACGCTGACGTCTCCGCCACCGCCGCAATGCTCCACATGTTTCTCGCACGAATCTGTTGTCCACGTTCACACGTTTGAACTCAGACTCCCCCATCACGTAGTATTCTTGCACGTAGTCTGTAAAGCAGGGAGCTATCTGCGAACCCACCTCATCATCATCAGCCAGCGGATCATAACAATGCCCATTATAAACCCACCACAGATTATCGTAGTAGATTAGATTACACCGCTTGGGCGATTCATATCGTGCAGTCACTAAGATCTTAGCCTTGTCTTCCCACGTGGCATCTTGGAACAGCCGCTTTTCTTTAGTCTCAGCAGTGACATCTTTCGCGTTGGCAGTACACTCTACTTTGAACGTTTCGATGTCAGGTGCCCAGGCACGGAAATCTTTATAGCCTGCGGGGGGCATAAGCAGCCGGACGTTAGAAGTAGAAGTCAGAAGTTGTCTTCCGCTGTGGTGCATACCACGCTCACCAGCCCCGCTGTCATGCTCACCCATTACTACAGTGTCTCGACCACGTAACAGTCGGGCTAGGAACGGGGCACCCCCCATGTCGTTTGGCTTGCCGACACCAACGAGGCCCGTATCCATCGCAGCCAAAACATCAGACGGACCTTCCACCACGAGAGTCGGGTGATCCGAAGTAGGTAAGGGCGATAATATGGACTCGGTTTCAGCCGGGTCATCTCGCAACTGATGCCTGTAACCCGAACCTTCAATATATTCGATAGCACCTCGCTCAGTCCTCCCACAGATGCAAGATGTTGGATCGTTGGGATCGTCACTTGAAACCATACACCACTGGCGTCCTTTGGCCCCGCACTTAGGGCAATCGACACCTGCGATCCGACAAGGAATGTATCCAGATTTTCGACATGTTCCCCCCCGCTTCTTAGTTTCTGCAACACATTCATACGTCAATCCTCTTTGTGAACCTGTAATACAGCCTTTGCCCCCGGCAACGAACCGGAGAGGTAGGCCGATGATCTGGCCCCGCTCATTTCGTTCTGCAAATACCCAGGCTTGTTTGAGGTAATCAAACCCCACCCCCAGCCTGTTGATAGAAGCCTCCGTTACTTCCAACTCCTCGGCAAGCCAGCGGACCAGAGATGGGAACATGTTGCCTTGGTATACTAAAAACAACTCAGTCAGTTCTTTTATAGTTTTCCTATCCTTCGCCATCTGACCCTACTTTCCGATGTGGTTTAAGCTCGCAAACGCCCCATAATATTTTATTGCGGCATCATCATATACTTGCGCTGCTTTAGCCTCGTCCAGGAAACATCCAAGATGTTTCTTTTTACCCTCTATTCGTATCCCAACCCTCCATATCTTATTTTGTTTATGCCAACTCACACCTTTATATTTACTACTAAACCCCGGCATTGGATTTTGATTTCTGCAATTCTCTTGACTGGTGCAAACCCGAAGATTTTTCCGGCGATTATCTAAAGTGTTGTGGTTCCAATGATCGCCTTGTTGCTTGTCACCGTGCTGTAACCCGAGAATTGCCCTGTGCATTCTAATCGAACGAGGCGTGCCATCTGCCTTCAGGGAATTCCTGACAGCATAAAACTTTCCCGCACGGTCTTTGAGGGCTTGCCATTTGAACTCACTCAACCACCCATAATCAGAATCATCAACTAGAACAAACTGTCCCCGCGTTATTTTAATTTCCTTTGCCATTTGGTTCTGCTTTCTACGCCTGTTGATCTTTTACGCCAAATTTATCCCGATGTCTATCAAGAAACTCTTTTTCAGTTTCTGGGCAGAAATGGAACAACTCAACAGCCACTTCAGTGTGTAAATATAGAGCGTATTTCCGCACACTCTGATCGGGGTGATGGTACGCTACGACTGCGAATGAATCTGCCAAATGGTGTACGTAATGGACAGGTAAGTATTCGGCTTCATCCAAAGCCTCATCAATCAGGCGATAAGTTATTTCAATATTTTTCATATAACTTTGTTTGCCCGGATCTGCATCAACTTGGCAGTTGCCTCTCAACCACCGGACACATTTTTTTATTGCCACAGTTGAAGCGTCCGGCGCTCGAAACCCTGACAATAATATGGATTGCATTTTACAACCTACAGTGCTCACCCATTCTTGCAATACAATCATACTACTACCTCCATTTAATTTTGTGGTTTACGGCGGGGCGGATTTATCGGTGTTCAACTGTACATCGGATTTCTTCACAGCTACCGCCCCACCTTATCACCACAATCAAAAGAGTACACGTCCGCTATGCCTTCGCCAAACACGCCCGAGCTACCAACGCCCAGCCGTGGTCAGTTTTATCAACGCCTACGTCAAACCCCATCTCCTCAACCACCTCGGCCCAGATTCCATTACACTCGGCCTCATCTACATGCTCAGCCACCAGAGCATACGCATCGTTCTTGGTGATGTTGTCGGCCACGGGGATCGCCGTCTCTGTGGTTTCCTGTTCTGCTACAGCTTTAGGAGCAGCAGTCGGAGGCGGAGTCTGTACCTTCGGGATCACGGGCTTCTTGGGTGGTGTCGTTGCAGTCGCAGTCTCGCTGGGTAACTGTGACTTCTCTTCCGCAGCAGCAGCACGAATTTTCTTCTCATCTACTTTAGCCTTAGCAGCAGCCTTGGCCGCACCAGCGTCAGGCTTGGGTGTCTTAGGCTTGACAGTTTTCTTAGGCGGAACACTCTTGGGCTTTGCACCGCCGAAGTGGGCTATGAGTGAGGCGGAGTGCAGGGCATCTATCTTTGCCACCCGCTCAGGAGCCAGAGCTTTGATCCCGCCAATGTTCTTGGGATCTACATCTGCGTTGTGTAGACTTTCGATCTTTAATGAAGTCTTGCCCTTCCACTCGGATTCTTCGACCACAATTACAACAGGTGTCTCACAGTAGTCTGCTGTACGCAGTTCTTCAATAGAGCCGCCCCACCCAAAGGCATCGTGGACCTGATCGGCACCCATCAGGATATTATTATCTTGGCCTGTGAGACAGAAGTAACCCCGCGACTCAAGCCCCTCTGCTGAGACATCCTTGTACTCGGATGTCTCAAAATCATACTCACCAACTATCTGAAACTGTACCACAAACTGCGGGTAACAATTTGGTGCCCCTGTTTCGCCAACTTCGTGACTTGTGGGCCATGCTTGAAATGTTCCTGGTCTGTCAATTCTCATCGTTCTTCTCCACTTTATTTTCATTGTCAGTAATCCGCGTGTCACCACACGTTGGACATTTCGCTACGTTTAATGCTATTGTGCTTTGCTCTGGCTCATCGAACTTCGCACCACACTTGTCGCAGGTGTATCTGCACGGGTGCAACCCCCGCTTCTTTCGCTCCTCAATAATTAGTTCCAACATTTTTTCTTTGGCTACCTGATTGCAGATAGCACGCTTCACCAAATCTCCATGACAGTATTTTACTTTCAGCCCGCTTGTGCAAGGGCACGGTTCGTTTCTTCTGGGTAGGCCGGTTGAACTGATTGACATGTGCTCCCCTTATACCGGGATATTTAATATATCCGCAGCCGACGTTTCTTCAGCAGTTAATTCCCGACTGATTTCAAGTTCACAATTGTTGCAAACAAAACACCCCCACACATGTTGCACATCTCTCAGTTCCCGACAATCAGTCGCCCGCACAAGGCGGAACTTGTGTCTTTCAGCAGCCCCGCATTCTACCTGTTTCCTCAACCCCATCACTCACCCCCTGTCGGATCTTTTAACAAACGCCAAAGGCTATCATCGGTCTTATCTTTGAACTCCACACTTATCCAATCAGCGGGCAGATCGGGCAATCTTACCTTAGCTATACGACTGGCTGTAGGCCGTAGGAAAATAGCTCGCTCATTAGTAGAATTTGCTTTACTTTTCTCCACGATCACATTGGAATAGGCGATCTGAAAAATATGGTCAACCCACGACACAACATAGTTCAAGATCGAGAATGCTTTATCGTGGTGCAGATCAGGCCCAACCTTCAAGTAGTCCTCGCCCTCGGCATTACTGATCTTGTGACCTGTCTCTTGGCACAGGAAGACGATGTTCCTGCCTGCGCGTATATGCCGGTCACAATCGTTGATGAGGAGTTCCATAGCCTCGTACCAGTGTCGGTATCCCTTGTGCCAACCATAATCTTCCAGATGGTCAGCAAATCCACCCTTATCTTTCTTGATCGTGGATAAAATAAATGGCACAGCCCAGCGTTCAATCTCAGTCAGTGTGTCAAACACAATGTCAGTGCATCCATAATCATCAAGAACATGCCCTTGTAATAGGTCACGCACATCTCGGAAATCTTCTAACTGCGGGGGATGTATCAGATCCTCGCCAGTAACGGGGTGCTTAATTTTACGACCGCCATCATCGGCCCCAATGAACACAGGCTTCTCCAACAGAGCAGCAAGCGTGGTCTTACCCATACCCGAGGCACCATAGATAATAATCTTCTCACCCTCCCCATCCGCACTCCACGGTTCAAGAGTAAACTGCTTCGCCACCCTCGTCGGCACAGTCGCTGCATCTTTACCATGAACCTTTGGTCCAGTCTTTGGCCTCTTGGGGGGCTTGGGCGGGGGTATGTTTTTCTTTGGACTTGGTTTTATTTCTGGTGCTGGATTTATTTTTGGCATGGCCATTATTCTTCCTCCAGTTCTTTTTCTATTATGTCCCTCATATATCCACAGGGATGCTGTGTCAATAACCATTCCCCAAAGGCTTGCCATGTTTGTCGCATGATCTCGGCGTCAACGCTTGTGGCTCGTACTCGGGTGCTTGCCAAATGTTTCTCAAACGCCTTCATCTTCACCCTCTTTCTTTTTCGTATGCGTAGCAACATAACCTTCAGGCGGACAACTCGGATCGAGTGGATGATCCCGGAAGTGGTGACACGCCTCGTAGTAGTCGCACTTGAACGGGGTCTTGCAATTCCCCTCGTGTCTCATCCAGCACTTAGTCTTCTCGCTGAACCGGAGGATGTCAACCATCTTCACGCAGTCATCAGCAAAGGATTCAAGCTCTAATTCACTCCGCACCACCTCACGTCTGTCGAAGTGGCGGTCAGGATCTTCAGTGATGTCTTGGAGTAAGCGGGCACCATACATTTCAGGAGTCTCACGGAGTTGGAAGGTGCCTTCTTTTTTACCATCTTTGATTTCAGGACATACGCTATTTACTAAATAACGAGTAAGGTCATCGTTGGGTCCAGCGTTGTGCGCAGTTTCCAATTCAAAACACTGCCCCATGTATTCGTGGCTGATAGTCTCATTGGTTTCAGCATCCAGCACCCCATCAACGAACGCCTTACTCTCCCCCTGCGTCAAGAACTTCGGGGCTATGCCCGGCTTACACCACACATCGTAATACGCCCCATGAATGAGGGGGTCGGTAGCCTTGATCCCATACGACTCCAACGCCCCACCCAGTTGCAGCATCCGAGCAGCGTGAAGGTATGTCGTAACCTGCTTGCTCAACGCCAACCTCTCCCAGAACACACCATCTGAACCCACGCTACTGCTGGTGCTCTTACGCTCACCGATGTAAATCAGGCCCGTCTCCTTGTGTCGCCATAGTTCATCAATGATACCGTCTAATCTGCACATAGGCAGTTTACGCCCAGTAGCAGGGTTGATGACGGGCAAGCTGAAGGGTATCTCTGTAGCGATGACTTCAAACTCATTGGCCGGATACTTCCACTGATGCCCGACGAAGGCATACAGCAGCATATACTTCTCGGTGTTCCACTTTTCTTCGTCCCACCCCTCGGGCATGTCGGCGTAGAAGAAGTCCAAGTATTGCACCACAGACTCCATCAACTCCTCGGGCAACTGACCAGTGCCACTGCATAGATAACACACAGGATCAATACTACCCCGATCAATACACCGCCAACACTTACCCTTCGGCTTGGAGGCTATAATCTCGTGACACTTGTGCCAGGCTGTGCCCATGCGGAATACCTTCTTATCTTTGTCAGGTCGCCAGCCGATGAGGTAGCGGAGCATCCAGTTCCAGGGACACTTTTTGTAGGACTGTTCTGAGGATACACTTAGCACAACAGTTCTTTTCTTAGGCATGGGCCAGAGCCTCCAATTTCTTTGCCTTCCACTCAGCGAAGTAATCAATACGTTTTACCAATTGTTTGTTATACGCCTTTGCGTACTTCAAGTCCAGCCGCAATTGCTTGTTCTCAGCCCGTTGTTCCTGGTTGGATACCTTCAGAGTTTTGTTTACTATTTTCAGGTTCATGTTCTCCACCTCATAACCAATACCAATAGTCATCCACTTGTTTACGCTTCAACCTCAACTGTGCATGAGAGATAGGCAACAGCCTGCCGAGCGTGTCACCCCTAGCCCGCACATCGAGATGTCCCGCAGGTACTTTAGACCCAGGCACGTCACGGATGAAGCCGGTCAATTGTCTGCCATCCTCATGCCATGACACCAGATCGCCACGCTCAAACTTCATTACTATGCTGGGCGGGCCGGATTGTTTCTTTTTCTTAGGCATTTAGATACCCTTCTAATGCTCTAACAATTATGGGGTTTTTGAAATGGGCTGGGTTATTGATGTGCCGCTCTACTATTTTGTTGCAATAATTACACAGTAACCCCCGGACTTCAGTTGTTTTGTGGTCATGGTCAACATCTAATTTTCTTTTAAGCACAGACTGATGGGTGTCACACACGGCACACTTGCCCTTTTGGGCTATAAACAATTGGTTATACACTTCAACTGTAATTCCGTAACGATGTGTCAACATCCTATTGAAGCCCAGGCTTTTAGCATGTTGCGTTTTTTCATACTTTCGCTTGCAATGTTTACACGGATTAGCAAGACCATCTTTTCTACGGACATCTTTGTAAAAAGCCCTAACAACAAGAGTCTGTTTGCACTTTGAGCAAATCTTTGTTAGCATAGAGTGCTCCTTAATTCCCCTTCTGCGTTTATTGGCAAACCTGTGGCCCATGTAGGCAATGTGCACATAATCTCTATTTGCTTAATTAAACTTCCTTCTGCTTGATCTTCTGGAAGGAGTGTTACGGCAGAGTCGTGAACATGCAATGCGATGTCAAACCCCGCATCATCCAGTCGTAGTATAGCCTCGGCCAACAGATCACGGGAAGAAGCCTGTGTCACGTTCTCGGCCAACGCCCCGCCGTACAGCTTGCCGTACTTGAAACGTAACTCACCTTTAGCGTTCACCCGTGCCTCGGGGTAGCGGAAGTCTCGGCCTGAAGGTAGAGTGATGTAAGTCGCACTCCCCTGTGCCCAGAATGTCAGCTTACCCACGGTTTTGACCTGATCCTTGTAGCGAGTCACGAATCTCCACGCTGACTCTATCTCCCGCCAGAACTTCGGGATCATGGAATACTGGCTTCGATATTTCTTAACTGTATTGTCAATGAAAGCTCGGTCGTACTCACCACTGTCGAAATACGGGCGGAGTTTGGGATTAGTGATGCAATTCTGATATGATTTCTCACCACCCATTCCATAACCATAGCCGAGGATACACATTTTCCCAAATCCGTAGAGCAGAGCCATCAAAGCATATTCTTCAGGCGAGTCGATCTTCTTGTCTGGTTTATGGACTGGCTGTTGGAACAATGCTTCGGCGAATAAACAGTAGACATTCTCTCCGGCAGCAAACGCTTTAAGCAAGTCCATCTGCCCCGCAAACCATGCTAACTTACGAGCCTCAATCGAGGAGTAGTCAGGCAGACCCAACACATATCCCTCGGGAGCAGTGAGCAACAGCCGCATCCACTCGATCAGGTTTTGCAGGTTGATCTTCTGACCACCACCCCATCTGCCAGTGTGCCCTGAGTGATACTTCAAAGGCGTTCCAAGCATACCCCCGCGAGCGTTAGCTTGGGCCATGATCTTTCGCACCCGTTTGATGTGTCCCGGCCAAGAACCTACAGCCTGCTTTGCTTTAGCGAGGATACGAATTTCTTCGACCGGGTGTGCCAACAACTCCTGCATCTGCTGGTCGTCTTTAGCCAAGGCCGGAATCAACTCACGCTTGCCCGTCTTCTTGTGAGGCTCATCGCTCAACTTCATAGGCATCGTACTGCCATGCCGCTCAAGTACCTCGGTAAACGCGGGGATGAATACTTGCGTCGATATATCTTCATGTCCGCAGTCAAACCCCAGCACCTTACCTGCTGCACTCACAGCCCGTGCCATCTCTAACTGCATTCGAATCTGTAATTTTTTACCCTGTTCCATATCCACCTTGAACTTCGTGTTAAGGAACATCTTTAGCGTGTGAGCGGCGACAGGGATCTCTACCTCGGGACGACTCACCACGATGGGCATCATCTTTTGGAATAGGTCTGACTCCAACTCGATGTCAGTCAAGGTGTATTCAACGAACTTCTCATACACATCGGGGAGCATGTCGTCAGCGTGGTAGCCCATGAACTGTTTCGTGTCTCCCTTCGGTTTAGTCAACCCCCAACGAGGTGCCATCTTATCGAGACTGTGCGGTGCTCTAGCATCCCACATTCTGTCAAGATCCATGAGATCTACTGTGTACTTAGGTGTAATGCCGTAGTATTCGTGGAGAATAAGGGCGTCGAAAAACAAATTCTGGCCGACAACTGTTAATCGCTCAAAATTTTGGCCCCACTCATCTTGTAATTTTGTCAGAGTGCGTTGCACATCTTCAGCGGGTATGAACACGCCAGGAGCACCAAGCCATCCTGCACCCAACCCCGTTACCTCAAACCTGGGGTCCATTACGTATTCCACAGTAGACATCTTCTTGATCTGGTATTCGTCTGTCCAGTACGATTCAAAGTCAAGGACGATTGCAGTCGTTGGGAACCCAGCCTCGGCGAGTATGTCTTTGTAGGTTTTCATATTCGCTTCCACACCTTCCTTGCTGCCTCTTGATCCTCCAACAATTTTATGCGCGCGTTAGATCCACGCTGTTCTTTCCTGAACTTGGCACTCAGCCAAATCAGAGCAATCCCAAAGCCGATTACAGGGGCCAGTGCGAATATTAAGATCATATCACCCCTCCAAATGGAAGCCAGTTATTTCTGTACCTGCGACACGGTAAGCCAAGATACCTTTGACCACCACCTCCAGCAACTTCTCGAACAACCCATCGAACTTCTTTTTGGCTGCTTCATAGTCACCAGACAACAGGGCCACATACTCGTGCCATGCTTGAATAGTCTGAAGCACGTGGAACACAAGACACTCACCTGCGTTGGGGTGCTTGCACACCACCTTCTTCGTGGACACGGCTCGGTGGTTAATCTCTTCCTCGATGGTGTCTACGTTCAAGGGTTTGTGCCCCACAAATCTGCGGCAGTCAAGCAGCCTACCCTCAAGAGCACCGTCGTTGCCAATAGCCCACCGCAGTTGCACAATAGTTTCCCGCAATAAGTTTGCTGTAGCTTCATCTGCTACATGTTTTCCCGCTTCAGGGAATTTGATAGTCTTTGCCGATATTTTTGGCGGGCCCATCGTTAGTCTCCTCAGATTTTAATGTATAAAGCTTCGCGGTTATCAAACGAAGCGTCATGTATCGGGTAAACATACAAACCTCTCCGATTGAAATGTTCGCAGAATTTTTCTACCCAGTGAAATGCAGCGAAAGTCCATCTATCATTGGCGTGGGGCAAACTAATTTTCACATAATGAAGAGTACCGCTTGTATCTATTACGGTGGGGTTTAACGGAAATGTATTATTTACATATTCACACACATACTTCCGCACTTCGTAAAGTGGATCTTTCTTTGCCTCTTCATCGGCCCGCTTCTCTGCAATCAGAGCGTCTTTCGTATTGTTCAACGCCTTAATGTCTACATTACATTGTGCTAATCTTTCGTCGTAATCCATTTCATTTCTCCTCAAAAATTGCTGTCGTGGTATTTTTCACCCTTACCACATTGCATAATTATGTGTTCCGGCACCCCATTTAGCACAACACCTGATGATAGAATTGATCGGGTTATTTGTTCTTCTGCATAAGCAAAGGCATACGCCTCATCATCTATCCCACATCCAGTGTCCATGCCGAACCAACGCCGCAATGGGTTGGCAGACCAGTTTATCCCGCCCTTAGAGTGACAATGCCCCATCACCACAGACATGCCCATCTTGGCTGATAGATTCCAAGCGGGTGTTTTACCACCGCCTTTTTTATGCCCATGACAATAGAACACATCATCTATGACAACGTGTCGCACCCATCTCCAACGAGGTGTTTTCCATAATTCTGCATAGTCCCGAATAAACTTACCGGGAATACCATAGGCTTCTGCCACACGCCGTGGGCGAGCATCATGGTTTCCAACACACACGTAAGCATCAGGGAACGCTTTGTACCACATTTGTATTTTCTCCAAAGCAAGGGTGTACTCATCCATAGCACCTGGAGCTTCAGGATTGTGCGTGTGAAATGTTATAGCCGACCAATCTACCACGTCGCCGATTAAAACTACGGTGTCGCATTTTTTCTTTCGCCTAATGTCCTTGTTGAATTTCAAATAACCTTTACGCGACACAGGTTCGTGTATATCGCCCACGGCAAGAACGTCACTCATCTCATTTCCTCCAATTTACTGTCGATCACGGGGGATAACCACAATGTCGTCATAAAACAAAACAGACAACCCGCGAGCTTCGATCCGTTCCTTCTCAGCCTTGCAACCAGAAGAGTTTTCCCAACCAGGAGCGAGAATGATCCCGTCCCAGTCTGTCTTGTCAATAACCTCATTGTCTAGTTGATACCAAAGTTCGTGTTCACTACGAGCGAGAAACTCAGGGCAGGCGCGGTGTATTGGGTGCGTATGTGAGATCGGAGCGTAAACATTATATCCCCGCAGGAATAACTCCGCCGCCCGAACATTGCACAATACAAAGTTTGCCTCTTCTCCCTCTGGTATAAAGTTTCCAGCTTTGTCCCGGCATGTATAAGGGTGAGCAAAATACCAAAGACCTCTACTTGTACTTTTTGTTATTTCCATGCTTTTTTCCTCACAATTTTTCCAATAGTTTCTTTATGTACCTCGAATAGTGCAGCTAATTCTTTTTGCAAGACTAATCCGGTAGCATACCAATCACGGATCATTCTCACTAAAAATGGAGTAAGTTTGGCCCCACCATTTTCAACACCACAAGCCCTTTTGAAATTCCGAGTCCCATGCTTGACCTTGCGGTAGCCATCTTTTTCAAAAGGTTTCAACCACCCACCCCTTACTCGTGGTCTTGCCTTGGTCCATATCTTGCCAGCCTTAGTAATGAAGTAATGTGGATAACCCAGTATTGGTTTCATACTAATACCCTTTAGGGGTCGGGGCTGTGCGGTCTTTCTTAGCAGTCCAATCGTCGCATTGATTAACCCGCCCACCGTCTCCATCCTGTTCTGTCTCGTGTATTTCTTTCACACAGTTTGATTCACCGTCACCAGTATAGTTCGCACAGGTGTCTTTACACTGTGTATTACTGGAGTCCGCCTTCAACGGCATTGAGGCTACGTAGCCTACCTCATCAGCTTCAGCGGCCAACTGGTCTGCTATAAGTGGGGGCTCATTGAAATTCTTGTGTGCCCCACCCGGAGCCGGGACATTGTCAATACCTTTGACACCTTTTTCTTCCTTGAGCACCTCATGCAAATACCCCATCGTGTTGAAAAGCTCGGCGCACAGACAGTCTTGAAGGTCCAACCCCTCGTCAGTCACCTTTTTGTATCCCCGGTGCATCAGCCAAGTATCCAGGAAGTGTCGCCACTTACCCTTCATATATCGCCAAAGAGGTATACCCCCCTGCCAGTTGTCGGAGTCACGCAACGTACCGTCAGCCTGCACCTGGCATTTGTGCATATACTCTGAGTATCGCAGCATTACCAAAGGCGAGAAGAATCCTTCGGGGTCGATCTTAGTTTCGCACTTTGTTCGGGTTGCTCCGCTTTTGTAGGACTCCATCGACACCGCAATATCTTTCTCTGCGGCCATCTTCTCAATCTTCGATACAAAACTCGGACACTCAATTCCTGTTGTGTGGGTAGCTCGGGTCAATTTACACATGTCATCTTCGCCATTTTCACAGTTTTTGCAATAGTGTTCGGACACAACACTCACCTCCAATTTTTCTGCCATTTCTTGTTACTAGACCCTGCCCACGCAACTCCGCATAAAAAATATTATATTCTAGCTGAGTTATTTCTCCATAGGCAAGAGCTATACGCAACTCTCGTTCTCGCCGCCCCGTCGCACATGGGCGCATTTTATCACCTTTACCAGCGGCCATTAGTCATCCCCCAATATCTCACGCAGCAAGGACTTATCTCGCTCCGCCTGAATCGCCAACTCAGCGTTCAGTTCCTGGAGAAGTGCCCCACAAAAAAGCTGTGGCCACTCTTGTTTCAGTCGCTTAAACCACACGACTACGGTGTCCTTGTTAACCTTCATCTCCACCGCCAACTCACGGATCGACAGGGTGTTATGCCCGGCAAAATTGACATACGCCTGCACAGCCCGCAGAGGCAGCCCAATGACCAGCATCTTAGCAGCGATCAGGTGATACACCCTCTCTGGCCCTGCGTCTGCCAGCCCCAGTTCAGGCATCTCACACGCCAAGGCAGCAGTCTCGCTCAACGGCTTCAATGTGGGCTTCCACCTGCGCTGTGGCTTCGGCCTCAACGCTATCTCGTGATCTGCATACCATTTTTGGATCTCATCTTTTGTCATTGTCCGGCCCCTAAATGTGCTTCAAGAACAGCTTTTTTACTCTCGGCACTCAATTTTGCAGTCACATCGCGGCCCCTTACAACAAAGCAGACGCCGATGTCCGCTAGGCTTTCTTGAAGATTGCAGTCGTTGATGGCAATAAAAGTTTCTGTTTCCTCATCCATAATTAAGGTGTTGGCAACCGCTGAACCATCGACTGGGAAGTTACCATGCCCCACCACCCTGTACTCGATAAGTCGCCCGCTAGCCCTATGCCGCTGTACCCGCCCGCCGGACAGGATCGCCCCGTTTAATAGTCTGCTCCACGCATTATTTGTTGTGACCACCATATCACCTATTTTGAATAGCCTAGTGCTCATAGTTCGTCTCCAAAAAAATGTTGCCCTCTATATATAGCCGCGATGTACGGGTAAAAACAGCCCTCACGACCTTTTAACATTTCACAAAATCCCCAGTTTGCAGAAAAAATTCACTTTTCTTTGGGTTTCTTGTTGGATGTAATAATTCTAACGGTTGTAGAGCCAAATTCATAATTTATCTCCACAAAGGCTGAACCCGATTGTCCAGCCAATCTTGCAGGTTTACAGTTTGTCTATGATGTTGAAGAGGAATTCGGCCTCTTCAAGTTGAACCAGAGGTGTGCCAAATCCTCCACAGGCAATGTCGAAATTGACAATAATCGGTTTCCCCTCGTGTAAGCAGTAAACCTGTCTGCCCGCGCTATTCTTGAACACATCCCCATGCACCCACTCATGTTCTGGCTTGACAGGCACAACAGGCTCCGCTGTCCTGATCGCATCGAGGCGGAGGATTTCGCGGCAGAATGCTCCGGGGTGAGCGTGGTAATGATATGGATTATTCGATCCCTGACAATCGAATTCAGGGGCCACCAAACGACCTGGACATTTGGTGCAACTGCAATCACCAGTTTCCTGACAGAAAAAACAATCAGCCTCCAATTTGTTCACAAACTCTGGCGCATTCTCTTTCAGCCACACCTTCTTCAACTCTTCCACACTCCGCCCATCCAGCATCGTGTCTATTCGGAACGCAATCCACTCCCACATCCGTTTGGTGTAGCTCCAGGTTTCGTCCAACGTCAGTTTTCTCATTTTCTTTTCTCCTCAAAAGGGTAATTCTTCACTCATTTCAATTGTGATCCCAGTGGCACGCCTCACGCGGCGCTCCACTAACTCTGTAATTGACACCTCCTCTAAATTATCACGACAAAAATTGAAATCGTCGCCGTCCCGATGATCCACGCAAGGATCGACACGTCCGAGTAAGAATTGTTCCAGAGACAACGGCACACCAGTCTCCATCGTCCACACCCGCCAAATACCTCGGCAATCCTCTTGTGCTACCCAATCGAATAACCGGACTCGGGCAAGGTCTTGGTGGCTCACGATTACGACCTTCACGGCAGCACCTCTTCCATTGCTTGAAGCACTTTGTCAACATGCTCGCTGTATTCGGGGTATTGTGGATCATACCACAAATTGCCCCTGCGTGTCCAAATGTGGGTACACAGCAACATGCAATAAACCTGATCGAGTAATGACCGGCGATTAAACCCAGGCTCGACGACCATAGCTTTTGCTTGTAGTAAATTCAAGCTCTTATCAAGCTCTGGCTTCTTTATCTCGGGCGGTCCGGTCATTTACCGCACTCCTTACAGTATTTTTCCCACTCTTCGGGATTGGTAGCCGTTCCTGTTCTAATAATTTGTGTTATGTTCCCAAGACCAAGAGTAACAAGCCAAGATTCACCCGTATGTTTATGTCGGATAATATCCCCTCGTTTTAGTTTATTCATCTCTCCTTTTGTCATTTCCTCTTCCTTGCTGGGTGTTTCGCGCCGCAGTCACGTTGACAAGGACAGTCGTTGCCTCGGCCTTTTAGTTTATAAGGCTTAGGGTGCCTCTCTTGCGGCTTCCGACTCGACCAACATCCGCCTTCGTTGCCGAAATTCATCCAGATCATCTCATCCCCCGCGTCTTTACAAAATAATTTTTCCGCAAAACAAACTTCCCGCGCTCGACCATGTGCCGATGCTTAAAGGCAGTTAATGAGCCTGTTTCTGGTGTTGACGTCCAAGATGGCCTGGATGTGTCACCATCTAATACATACCTGATTGATGGTTTTTTGAATTTCATTTTCTTTACCTCCAAACTCTATTGACTAAATTCATAATGCAAGGCAGGCATTTAATCCTGCCCTGCGTTACAAATTCACCCCAGAATTTCTTCGATCATGTCATCTACTTCTTCCTTGCTGGTAAATCCGTTCTCGACTAACTCTTTGATGTCTGCCAGCATTTCGTTTATACTCTGCTTTATGTCGTCTGTCATTCTGTCACCTCCTCAATTTAACATCCACACTAAACTCCATCGCCCAAATCAGAGCTATCGACCACCAGTCAACTCGGCCAGTATAACCAAGCCAAATAGTAAATGGAACTAACACTAATGTTGCCAAATTTATTGATTTTATCCGCATTCTGTCGCCTCCTCAATCAATTCAACATTTCGACTACCGCAACTCGTACAAAATGGTTCTGTGTCGCCTCTGTCGTTTACTGGTGCTTCGCCAAGCGTTTCCCCCGTCAATATATCGCCGCACTTAGGGTTGCCGCACTGGTAAATTTGTGGTTCGTGTCCTGTGAGTCTGTTCATGGTCCTGGTTCTCCGATAGGCTTGCGACCTTTTCGTTTTACTATGCCGAGGGCACGCAAAAAGCACGGTTGGCACAGCCCCTCTTTACGTCCGTTGCCTGGATTGTAAATATGTCTTGCCAGTTGTTGTTTACCGCACCCACTGCAATAGTACCGCATCATTGTACCCCCCTCAATTCAAATCGGCAAGGATATACTCAAATATGTTTCCACGTTCGTCTGTGCACAATACGGTGTATGGCACTTGGGGTGACGCTGAACATTTCAGCAAGCTCCCGCTGTCGAATACCCATCCAACGGATATTCCATAGCTGCCGAATCAATATCACAATTGAGTCCGTCAATTTGGCAGACCCGCTTTGTTCGCCGCGTAGTAAAGTGCCGTGTTCAATTTTGTCTAATTCATTCTCAGCATGTGTCCCCCATTTCAAGTTTTTTAGATTGTTATTAGCAGGATTCCCGTCAAGGTGCCTACATTCCATTCCATGTGGGCGAAGGCCAACATAAGTTTCCAACACAAGACGATGGATGCACGTAGACCGCATCTTGTTATCGCGGTACAGGCCAACTATTAAATGTCCTCCCGCACCTATGCAAGGCTTCAGCCACCCGCCTCTGGTTGTCGTGCGTTTCTTCGACCACACCCGTCCAGTTTTTGTGATCGAATAATTGGGATAGCCTGGTATCTGTTTCATTCCGCCCCCTATTCGCTGCTTTTATTCAAGTCAACGAGGCTGTATTCGCCACTGTCGATTTTCTTTTGTGTTTCCTTCTTCGTCTCACCGAGGAATTGGTTGCGGTATCGTCCGGTTGTGACACTGTAGTCCCATTTGTCGCGGTCAAGTTGTGTGTGGTTCTTGGCGCTAACAGGATCAGTCCAGATTCTTGCAATTATAGTGGAGTAGCTTTGAAATATTGTCACTACTCCTGTTTCTAATACATTCGTAATAATGAACTGATTGGCAATCTTGTTGCCCCGACTGCTGGTCATGTTTTCTACTTTCATGGTCTTTGTTCCTTAATTCGTTATAATTTGTAAATTGTCGCCCGTGTCCCATGGCGTAGGTTGCCACACACCCATTGACATGGCTGGCTCAAATTCGACGGTCTGTTGTCTGCCGCGTCCTTCGTAATTCTGCCAGCAAACAGATTTCACAACGAACACGTCGTCGGTGTAAACGTTCCGCACTTTATCGCCTTTTTTGAACATTGTCGTTTCTCCAATTTACCTCAAACCAAGTAAACAAGTTCAGCGTGTTTGTGATTGGCTGACAAACGTGAACCGTCGTCCAAAAACCAGAACGCATGATCTTTGAGCCATTGTTCATCTGAGATAAGGGGGATTGTCGGCTGTCCTGAAATGTTAGACCACACATATTGACGTTGTTTGTTCTCTGTGGTCCAGCGGTATATGAACGCCGACAAGACTTGTTTGGTTTGTTCCTGGTTTAGATCGTCGCCTTTGATTAGTTTCATCGTCCTATCCTCGTTTCAATGCTCTATAAAATTGTTTGGCCATCCGAACATCGGTGAACAGCCACGTCATCGGCCCTTGCCGCACACAATACGTTCCGTCGTTGTTCTGAAATATTCTGGTCACTTTGACCTCCACAATACTACGATGCTCATTGTTAGCACACCCACACACCATCCGGCGTAGGCTACTGCTGCGTAGTTTATCCACATAGGTCTAATCTCCATAACCATTATTGGTTCTACTATAGTATACACGATGATTGAACACATTACAAGGGAATTCTCAATATTCTTCTTGGCAACATTGTAACGCGGTATCTTCGCCGAGTACAGTACAGCCACATTCAGGACAACAACAAACACGATATTCTGGCAATGCTCGACCAATAGATGCAGCGTAGACATTAGAGACGACACCAGATGCATCTATGTGGCCGCCCATGGCGTCAAGGCGATTAGCCATAACCATCGCACTGCAACCGCCGAAAACAGTGTTGTTGGTGGCAATGCGGGCTAATTTGGCGGTAGTCCTGTCGTCTTTATCCAACAAGTTCTTGATACACCCTGTTTCTATATTCATGTTGTTACCCTCATTACATAGATTCTAAAGTATCGTTCCCAAAACTTTCGCCGATTATCTCATATAGATAGTCTTTGATATCCTGGTGTTTTCCAAACCGGCCGACAATCTTGAAAATAAGTTTGCCAAACATATCACGAACACTGCCTTTGATTGTAACAGTAAAATCGATTGTGCCACAATACATGCCGTTTTCGTTCATCCAGTGATATCCATTGGCGCAAATCAAGTCCTTGCCATTGTTGGTATAGAACCGCCAATCATAATCAATGCCTGATCCATGTGGTAATGCCTCAAGCAATTCTGTTGTAATACGTTCCCAATGTCGATCCGTCCATTCCTGTCTGCCGTTTGGATTATTATCGTTAGCACAGTTGAGATAAGCCTGCCATGTTTGCAATAAGTTGAATTTATGTTCTGTTTTCATAGTCCTGCTCTCCTTTTTTTATATTATAACCTGCAAACACTAACATTGCAAATGAATTCTTGGAAATGACGGAAAATAGATGAAATTGTTGCGGCATCATAATACAATCGTTACAATCGCCACAACCCACAGACCACTATCGGACCTGTGTTTGGCGTTACAGGTATTACAATCGTTATAAACCCAACCTAAGCAAGTGTGCTTTCATGGAGTTTTGCTCCGAGTAACACTACGAGAGGCCGATGTAGCAGATTGTAACACTTCAGTATACACATTTGAAATGGGCTAAAACCTTATGACATAAAGACTTATCAATAAATGTCACCCTGGTAGCAGATAATTTTTCTTTTACTTCCTTATAGCATATAGGACTGCGCATGTATTGTCTTGTGTTGTCTTATGCAAACCATACATGCCCTTACATAAGCCTTTATTACTAAGAGCATATTCCCTCCTGTATACTAATACACTATTTTATCTGCTATCTGTATACAACTAGGGAAAAATAGAGATAGTGATATAAAGAACAAGGGTTTTCTTGACAAAGAGGTGTATACGTAAGTGTATGCGCATGTGTTACGGTAACATATAAGCCCGAGTACTACGGACCATAGTAGATGTTAGGCGTTTATCTAACAAGAGTCGGGTCCTGGAACGACATCTGTAGAGCTGCCTCTACACTTGTAAAACTACAACCCTCATAATCCCTACAACCCCACCTTATGTGCTTAAGCCTGGCGTAGTAGCAGACACAACCGCTTTTGGTTAAGCCTATTTGTGTGGAAAGTAAGGCATAATGTGCTTGCTGGGTGTTCGTGATCCCCTCGCTTCTGCGCATTTGCGGCACCACAAGCCATTCTCGCTATTCTGTGCGGGAGTGCGATGTTTTTTGCAGACCAATACTCCATCATCATACTCAAATCTATCTGTGCTTCTGACGTTCATACTCATACTCCTAATAGATTGTTGTTGTCGTCTTAGCATAGGCTAACGTAGGCCCATAGAGCCAGCATCAGCACGTTCTTCCATGTCCATCGGTTGTATGTGTAGGTGTTCATGTTATCCCCCCTCAGAGACCTGCCTGTTGTTGTTTAGTTGTCTTGCTTCCAAGCCATTTGCGTAGGCAGGGCGCACACACACGTCGCTTGCCATTGACCACCAAAGTATACTGCCCTGCATTTTTCTTGCCACACATGGCACATGCTCTCTTTATTCTTGGCATTACTCATACCCCTCACACAGGCACCATTGCCTACACATACCATAAGGTATAGAACATCACATGCCAAATAGATTCTCAGAATAATGCAAAGACAGTGAAGAATGTCCTTGACAGTAGAGTAGCCGATAACAAAGGATCGCGGCTTATCGGACCCCCGGGTAGCACCCTTGACTTATCGGACTGGAGTGGGCGGGGTTCCTTATCTTGGACGAAGAGGACTCCTGAAAATTATAATATTTTTTTCCCTACCGATATGAGTCAAGACCTTCCCTACTAAAGAGTTATAGAGATAAGGAGGTAGATTGTCAAGGAGAACTTTCTCACATCTCTCATTTTCCAAATAATTATTAGGCTGAAAACGCGGTAAATACCCGTACCTGACTCCCTATACAGAGGGCAACAATATCTTAGGGGGTGTGGGATGAGCACAAAGGCAAAAATACAAGCGTGGTTGCCAGTGATGAAGGAGATTGAGGCGGCGGGGCACGATCCTGTGAAACTCATGTTCAGCGGAAAAATATCTATCGCAGCGTGTGAGATCATATATCGTGCCATAACCGTGTGCAAGACAAAATATCCTGAGTGGTATTTGGTAATGGGGCCAGCGTGTGAAATATTGGGGGTGTGAGATGAGTGAAGCGAGGGGATCAGCGATGAAAAATCTGTTACCATACATTCTGTGTGTAATCTTTGGCATCGGCAGCATTGTCGGTACGTACAAGTTCATGGACAGACTAATTATCGAGCCAGATCTGCAACTCTTCACCAACCAGGTCCAGACTTCGCTGAAGGGTGTGGTTCACCTTCAGGCCCCCCGATGGCAAGGGAGTGGGTTTGTGGTTGGGCCGAGGCATATTGTGACCGCGTGGCATTGCGCAAACGACACAGAGGACTTTCTTCTGACCACGCACGACGGGCATCAGATCCAGGCAACCAGAGCATACAGCAACAAAGACAGCGATGTTGCCCACATTTGGGTAGACGATCTTACGTGCGTTGCCGAGGATTGCGATGTAAAAGGTTGGATCGGCGGCACAGAAGAAAGATCGTTCGTTCTTGGCGAACACGAAGTCGCACTCACTCCGCTTCCTCTTGGCAGTATCGAGGATGTCAGATTGGGCCAGAGTGTTTATTCAATAGGCAGCACATTCGGCAAAGTGCATTTCAATGCAGTCGCTACGGGCATTATTCAGACATTGGACCTCAGACTCGAAAATTTTGGGTGTTCTCCTAACTATCGGTGGGCAACATTGTTTAGCAATACAGCAGAAGGTGCGGGAGGAAATAGCGGATGTCCATTGTTTACATTCGATGGTAAAGTTATTGGTGTCTGGGTTGGGAGTATGGGCAATACCGTGCATTACTGTATTCCAGTGGATGTGTTTGCAAACGACATTTCTATGATTTCCTTGTTGTTTGCGATGGATCGTTATGAGGTAGAAGAAGCCGTTCAAGACCAGTATGAATATTACAATTAATTTTGGGGGGTGAAGAAATGCCGAAGTTGAATCCTGAAGAGGTGAAAGCCAGAGGACTGCCCGATGCGAAGACAGCACTCCGCAAGACTCTGATGTCAGACCAACAAGAGCGGCTAGGGTCAGAGATCGACCGTGCTCGTGATTTTGGGCAGGCACATATTGAGAAGAAATACGGTATGCCATTTCACGAATGGGTGAAGAAGAGAAAACAGAAACGGGAGAGTGAAGAAAATGAAAATGTTAGCTGACACAGTTTTAGTCATGGAACACAAGGGTAGAGACGCCAGCGATGGAGGTATTATCTTGCCCGAGGGATCGAAGCAGAGGACATATCAAGGATCAGTGATCGCAGTCGGGCCAGGGAAACCTTTGCCTGATGGTGGTCGGTATCCGATGTCAGTTCGAGTGAATGACGTGATCGCCTACCCGGAGAGAACCGGCGACAAGGTGACAATCGAAGGTCAGGAGATGTTGGCGATCCCGGAGCAGTATATTATTTGTGTTTTGATTGAAGCAGATCCGAAAGACTTAAGTCCGGGCGATGAAGCCAATATGCGGGCGGAGGAAAACTAATGGGTGATGTACATCTGATTAAAAATAGCGACGGCTCTTGGATCGACCCCGCCGAAGCAGGTTTGCAGGAAGAGTTGATCCGCGAAGTTAAGAAGTTGGAGTCAGCAACCTTCGACGTGAAGTTTCAAGCATTGACTCTTGGGGTTGGCTTGGTAGGAACTCCGGCATCCCACGGTTGTAAGCGTGTGAAGTTCTGGACAGCCCTCTCCGATTGTTATGTGGGTGATGCAGATAGCCAGCCGGTTCTGCTTGTGGCCTCGATCTGGAATGATTTGTCCATCAACAATGTGGGAAATCTGAGGTTTGTTTCGGCTTCGGGTGGGCCTGTATACTTGATTTCGAGCAACTAGGAGTGACATGCAATATGATTACGAGAAGGATTCAGTTTTGTTTGCCGGTATGTATGATGAAGCGGACAACACTATATACATTTCATACGGGTTACGCAAAGCCGCGACTGAAGTAGTGTACTATCACGAGAGAGAACATCGTGAGTGTTTTTTAAGGGGATGTTTCTGTTATAAGCACACCAGTAATTTCTGGGCAGAATATCATGCGTATACGGGTGAACTCAAATCTGTGATTGCCCGGAACAATAGGTCTGTGACTAAGGCGTATTTTCTGAGTGTGGTCCTATCCTTGATTGAATCCAAGAAACACCCTAAAGTGTGGTTGGATAATAGCCGGGCTTTGAGGCGTGTTATGCGCACTCGCTTATATAAGGAGTTTGAACGACGTGAATTCAGAAGGAAAAGCACGCCAAAGTAATCTGGCAGCACATGGCACTAAGGCCCGCATCTCTCCGGTGGTGTCTCAGTTGTTTCGAGCTATTGGTTCTGAGATGACCGAGATGGTTTGCATCAAGGTGCCGGACAGCAAGACCGGGGCTATGGAAACGCGGCTAGTGTCCAAAGCTGAGGCGATGGTGCGGGATCTTTATGAGCAGGCGATGCCTGTGTCTATATTGGATCTGGATGGCATGAACTCCAAAACTCTTATCCTGCGAGGCAAAGGTCAGATGGATGCCCGGAAGTTGATTCTGGCACACACCATTGACAAGAATGCCAAAGATCCGTCAGGCGAGACAGTGGCGGACAAGGTGTCAGACCTGAACAAAAACAGATTGAACGCAATAGCAACGGGTGGCAAGAAGGAGACAGCGTGTGGAACGAAACCGAAAGAAAAGGCGAAGAGTAAAAAACTCAAAGTCCCGTGCGTGGTTATGCGCGTGCGGAGTGAAACTGAAGTGCGAGGGGATTTGCCGAGCGGTGAATCTGTTTCGTAAGGATAGGGTGTCAGTAGAAAAATGTCCTTCAGCTTTTACAGTACAGGGGTGATGAGATGAAGAAGAGTCATCAGTGGCAAGAATTGGTGGAGGTTAGGTGTCCTCATTGTGGGAAAGTGGCTACATACGACGATGCGGGGGACATAAGCGACATCATAAAGTGCTGTTTGTGTGGTCAGAATTTTGAACTCGGGGAGCAGAAATGATCGGATCTGGTTTCAGCACGATGCCAAAGTTGACTACTCCATTTCCGAGTGGGCGAAAGTATTGGACAAGCCCATCAGGTATCCTAGTCCCGAAGGAGTATGGAGCCAACATGGAGTGGCGTGCGGACGTGCTGCGGAAAGCCGAGCATGATCTCGTGCTACAGCAGGATCTACTTTACGAGTGTGCTGAAAGCTGCATCTTCTGGGTTAATTTGTTTATGTATACCCGCCACGAGTTTGAGGTGGCGACAGACAATAGATCCGGCAAGAAGCCCTCGACAGTGGCCCATTGGCCAATGATTACCTGGGAAGTTCAGGACGGGCTGTTTATTTGGCTTGAGGAGCATTTCAATAACGGTGAAGATGGGCTGATCGACAAGTCCCGAGACATGGGGGCATCGTGGTGCGGGTTGGCGTTCAACCATTGGCTTTGGTTATTTCGCAAGGTGTCAACACAGATTCGTGAGATGTCACGATCCGAGGTGTATGTTGACTCATCCAGCACGAAATCACTATTTTACAAACACGATTATATAAACACCTGGTTGCCAGAGTGGATGCGACCCCCAGGAGTTTTGGTCAGAGGGAAAGAAAATCGAACATCGCTGTTGATTCATAATGCGTTGAATGACAACACCATAGTCGGCGAGTCAACAACGAAACACGCTCTATCGGCAGACCGATGTTCGCTTCTCTTTCTTGACGAATTTGCAAAGGTTGAACATGGCGAGATGATTAAGACAGCATCTTACGCCGCAGCCGCGTGTCGTATTGTCAATTCGACGGTGGCGGGGCCGGGAACGGCGTACTCAATCTGGAAGAACAGCGGGCAGATCGACGTGTTCCCGATGATGTTCTGGGATCATCCCGAGAAGGGTGCGAAGCGGTTTGTTATTCAAGACGACATCACGAAATTGTATAAGATTTCATCTCCATGGTTGGAATGTGTGAAGAAGGCTTGCACGGCGAAGGAAATTGCACAAGAGCAGTACGCTATAGACGCCGAGGCTGGTGACACATTTTTCGATATACATGAGATCGACGTGCATAGTGCATTGTTTGCTCGACCACCGATCACTGAGCATAGCATCTCGCTGAAGACCAGCATTCCCGACGAGGATATATCGCGGTTGTTACAGCGACGTGACACGAGTGCGTATATTGTGAAGATCGCACCGAACGGGAAACTTAAAGTTTGGGTGGATTTGATAAATGGTAGACCAGAACAGTCTCAGACCTATATTTTTGGAATTGATACGTCTAAAGGCCAGGGAGCTTCAGATTCCGTTGTCTCCATCAAGTCAAAACAAACTGGCGACAAAATTGCTCAGTGGTGTTGCAATTCAACGCCTCCTCATGAGTTCAGCAGGATTATCGTTGCGCTCAGTTTATGGGTTGGCGGAGCAAATCCTCAAAGACTTCCCTATCTCAAATGGGAAAAAAATGGCCCAGGTTGGGATCTCGGAAGACTCTTAGTTCAGAAATTTTGCTACCCGCATTATTATATCACCAAGACTTCAGGAACGGTTATTGAAAAGGTAGCATCCAACAATGCGGGCGGGCAGAAGTATGGTTGGCAGTCAGGCAAAACAGAAAAAGAGTTGTTGCTGCGGGAGTATGAGCGGGCATTGAAGACTGGCAGGATTCGTAACCACGATTTAGATGCGTTACATCAGGCGAAGTTGTATATATACACGCAAGAAGGTAAGGTTGAGCCAGCCAAATTAGTTGGTGCTACTGCTGCTGAGAAATTGCAACACGGCGATAAGGTAATCGCCGACGCTCTGACGGTCGAAGACGAAGACGTGTCATCGCCAAAGGCTGAGAAGTTTGTAGTCCCTGCTGGATGTTTTGAGGATCGGTGGAATAAATACAAGAAAAAGAGGAAGCGGGACAAGAGAAACAAGAACAAGTGGAGAAGGTCATATAATTTTGGGGGTGGGTAATGTGGGCTAAGACGATAGAAGAAACTTATGGGGTGGCTGTTGTTCATTGTGAGCGGACTAAAACCTCTGAGGAATGTTATTATGTGTCAACTGAGGGCTTCCTTAAGTTGTTTAATCACACTTCTGCCGAGGTTAGTGGCCTTGAAGAACCCCTAACCGATATAACAAAATGTGAGGGGGTATTAATTTTAAGGGGTCTTCCCGTATTTCAAGACATAGAGTTAGATTACGACCCTGCTTTTGCAAGCGGATACACAGGAGCAGCAGTGCCTACAGAGATAAGTGCTGGCGATGTATCAGATGTAGCTGAAGCACAAAAACGGTTGGAAGAACTTGAATGTTTGTTTGATTTGATACCTCATAAAGAATTTCTGGTGCCCGATGAGGATAGACTGGAGTATTAATGCCTACAGAGATAAGTGCTGGCGATGTATCAGAATTGGTGCGGAACGGCCATGACCGAGTGAAACAATATCGTGGTGCTGCCCGCGATGCGATCAAAGAATTTTGTGGGAACTATTATACGCGAGCAGCCGGGATGACTGGGGAGAGTCCCATCAACCTGCTGTTCATTGCCTTGCGTACTTGGGTGCCGAACCTCGCTGCACGCTCCGGTGTCAACCGCGTTATTACAGATGTACTGGCACAGGCAGATTATGCACACCTGCTCGGACTGAGTCTCGACCACCTGCATCGAAAGATTCACATGCGGGACATGATCCGGGCTGGGATTGTGAATATGATCCTGTCGGGCATTGCGATCTTTAAGACCTCACTTGAGGCTACAGACAATCTACTGCCGGTGGGCGACAACAAATACGTGGACCCCGGACAGATTTACACTGACCTCGTTAGCCTCGATGACTTCTTCTTCGATGCACACTGTTTGGAGCTGAAGCACGCCACCATGCTTGGGCATTTCGTTACCGTGCGGCGACAGGTGTTGCTGGATCAAGAAGGGTGGGACAAGGATCTGGTGTTGAGATTGTCTTCAGCGAATTCAGAACCAAATCAAGAGGAAACAGCGAAGTCAATTACGCAGGAGTCGCTGCATCGAAACAAGATGATCGAAATGCAGGATTACGTGCGCGTGGCGGAGATATACTTCCCCGAGGCACAGATGATCGCCTATGTTCCCGATCCTCGACAGTCTACGTTCGATGACTATCTGAAGATCATGGATTACTATGGGCCTTCGACCGGGCCGTACCGCTTTGGTTCATTGACACCTCCGGTGCCGGATAATCCGTTTCCGATAGCTCCAGTATCTATGTGGCGTGATTTGAACGCGATGGCGAATCAGATTTTCATCAAGTTGATGGATCAGGCTGACCGACAGAAGGATGTACTGTTGTTCAAGCCAGGGATGGAAGATGTCGCGGATGCAGTCAGCAATGCTATCGACGGCGAAGTAATCAGAACTTCTGATCCGAGCGGTGTTGTAATCCAAAGCTATGGCGGTTCTAATCCGGACAATGATAAAATGGTGCAGCAGCTTCAAACGTGGTTCAATTATGTGGCTGGCAATCCAGATCAAGCAGCCGGAATAAAAACAGGGGCTAAGACTGCTACGGGGCAACAAATCCTTCAGTCGAATGCCAGCGTCACGCAAGAAGATGCGAAGAGTTTGATTTACGATCTTCAGGCCAGTATCAGTAGCGATCAGAGTTGGTACATGCACCACGATCCACTCATCAACAAGAAACTCATCTCTCGTGACACCGATGGACAACAGGTACAGGTTTCTCTTACGCCGGAGCAACGTATCGGGGCGTATGAAAGTCTGACCTTCAAGATCGTCAAGCGATCTATGCAAGAAATGGACCCGGCTGTACGGCGAAAGATGCTGGCAGATTTCACGATTAATGTGTTGCCGGGTGCCGCTAATGCTGCGATGATTATGCAACAGATGGGCCAACCGTTCAATCTCGTGCGGTATCTCACGCAGGCTGCGGATGAGATGGGCGTGTCTGATGTCATGGTTGAGGTGTTTCAAGATCCGAAGTTTATGGAGCGAATACAGACTGCACAGTTGAACGGCCCGGAGCAGACCAGCAAAGGTTTGCCAACTGGCGATGTGCAGAACAATGGTAATCCCCTCGCTCGGCCTGTAGCTGACGCGGGGCAACAGTTTAATCGGCAGTCGCAGGAGACGGCTGCGGTGGCTCAGAGTGCAAACCAAGGGGTGGTTTAGATGCTGCGAACTTATTTTGAATGTGAATCTTGTGGCTGGAGTATTGCTTATGGAGAAGTGTATTGGGGTCTTGTAGAATTAGCTAAGACTGCCGGAGTAGAAACTTGTCCAAAGTGTAAACAGGAATTGTCTCGTGTCATTAGAGATATAAGGGTGGGGAAAGTATTCGGCATCAACAACGCCCCTTATCCCAAACCACTGCACTCTGACGCCTTGGGCATACAACCGGATCAGGTGACAGAGCACCGAGAAATGTTCCCAGATGTGGAACTTGATTCCGAACGTCGTCCGGTATTTACAAACGCCAATCAGCACGACGCCTACATGGAGAAGGCAGGGATTCGGAAGGATGTTCAGAAGACACGTAGACCTGGGGAGGTCATTGCTAAACTGGAGAGTGAAGATGAAGACAGAAGAAGTAATACAGCTAATTCTTGATAATGATTATTCAGAATTTAATATGGTGGTGAGGGAAAGAGGAAGTGATGCGAAGTATGTCACTATTTGTGGCCGCAAATCCTTTTCTTTTGAGGTTAAACGTGGGTTACTCGCATCAGAGATGACGCTAACTATTTCGCGGAGGCTGAAGCGGTGTTTGATAGCGGAGAAAGAGAAAATATTGCGGGCAATGCACCGCCTTGATTTATTGGAAGAAAAGGGACGTATTATCGCGGAGCTTGAAGAATATGCAGACAGAACTACTGCGCCCAATATACAAGAAGAAGACTCGGAAGAAACGAAAAACGCGGGACGAGTTCACGAAGACGGATTGGATTGAATGGCTTTGGCCGACGTTCAGTAAGTTCATCCGCTTGCGTGACTGTATCGCTACGACTGGTACTCCAACCCACGGATTGTGTTACACTTGTGGGAAGAAGAAGAAGTTCTCCGCGAAGGGGGGGCTTCAAGCGGGACACTTTATCCCTGGGCGAATGGACGCAATACTTTTTGATGAAGAACAAGTCCATGCACAATGTTACCGCTGCAATGTGATGCTCGGGGGTAACTGGCCTGCGTATTACGAGCACATGATGGAGGATGTTGGGATCGAAGAGATCCACATGATGTTGGAGCAGCGGAACGACAAAGTTGATTTCAAGAGAGAGTGGTTTGAGAGTACGAAAGATTATTACGAGCAAGAGATTGTTCGACTTTATGAAGTGGGCCAAGCATAAATACCCACTGTTGGTGTGGTAGCTCAGTGGTAGAGCGGAGGGAGACTATCCCTAGCCGTCGCGGGTTCGATCCCCGCACACACCCTTTCCTACACAAAGAAACTGTCCAACGTGACGGCACGCGCCCTCGCGGACGACACTTACCCTTTCAGGAGTTTTAGTATGGTAGAGTTTGGAGAATACAGAGGTGGCCCGATGCACGCTAATGACGTTGACGACGCACCGGACAAAGTAATTGAAGCTGCCGAAAAAAGGTTGCAGGAAATTGGCACAGTGCCGAAGATTGAAGCACCTCAAGTAACAGACCCGGACCCAGATGTGGACCCCGAGCCTGATCCTGAGCCGGAGCCAGATCCCGAAGGTGACCCCGAACCGGAACCAGACTCAGATGCGGACCCTGATCCCGACTCGGACCCAGACGGCGATCCAGAACCGGAGCCAGATCCTGATGATGAACCAGCAATCCCTGAAAATCTGTACCGCGCTGCCGAGCATAGTAAATGGAAGCCCGAAGAGATAGTGGATTTTTGGAAGGCCAACCCCGAGATGGCCGAGAAGACGTTTGAGAAGATGCGACAGGATATGGTCGAAGTCAACAAACAGTTTTCTGAAAATGGTCGTGCTAGGAAACAGGTCGCACAGGAACTCGCAGATAAGCCCGCCGCGACTCAAGTGCCCGCGAAGCCGAAGAGTTTTGTGGATGTTGAGAAAGCCCGAGTTGAGTTTGGCGATGGTGCTGCGGAGTTGATTGGCCAGATGAATCAGGTTTTGGTTCAGCAGGCCGACGAAATTGCGGAGATCAAATCGACTGCCGCATCGCCGCGAACACAGGAAGCCACGAACCAGGATCGAAGTTTGGCAGTTGCTACGCAAATTACCAATTTCTTCGGTCATGCCAACATGAAAGCCTATGAAGATTTTTATGGGCCTTCAGTTGATGCTAATGGTACTCCATACTCAGATTGGGACCACCTCACAGCGGGACAGGAAGCGAACCGTACTGCGGTTATGACTGAAGCTGCCGACATCCAATCCGGTGTTGCTATTCGTGGCACAGATATTACAGTTAGCGAAGCGATGGCGCGGGCGCACACGATCGCCACTGATGGGTTCAAAACTGAAACCATTCGCAAAGGGATCATCAAGTCCGTGCAGAAAAAGGCTAAGGGCGTCACGCTCAGGCCGACGAAGACAAAAGTAAAACCCAAGGCTCCGAAGTTGAAGCGTGGGGAAAAAATGACAGAGGGTAAAGTTTACAGCACAGCAAAGGTGCGTCTTGCGGCTTTGAATGCAGGAAAGCCAATGTCGTAATAGATGCCCTGGAAGGCAGGGATTATGCCCGGTGTAGCCGACACAGCTTTATTGGATTTCATTAGTTTGACTCTTAATGATCTCCCGGACAATTATTTTGAAGTAACCTGGACTAACCAGGATTATGAGTTCTGCCGCATTTTCCAGAATGAGCGTATGGTGGTCGATGGCGGTAACGTCATTGAGCGTAAGATCATGCTTTCAAATACTGGACATGCCCGGTATCGCAGAGCTTACGACACAGACACCGTGAGCGGTGGCGATGTTATGTCCACCATCAAAGTGCCGTGGGTCCGTTTGGGAACGTATTACCTTTGGGACGAGTTTGAACTCAGGCGTAATATGAACAACTCGGTGCGAATCGTAGATTTGCTGAAGGAGCGTAAGGTCGATGGCAAATGGGATCTTGCCGATCTGATCGAGGCCCGTTCGTGGATCACACCTACAAATGCAACTGACACGTTGTATCCGTATGGTATTCCGTATTACATCAACCACATGACTTCCGGTCAGAGTACGGACGGTTTTGTTGGTCAGACGATCACTTATCAGGATGGCTCAACGGCTACCGTATGTGCCGAACTTGATGCATCTTCCAATCCGCAGTGGCGGAATTATGCAGCACTGTACACCCAGATCGACAACGCTTTCGTCAAGACGGCTCGATTGATGTTGATGCGGACTAAGTTCAAATCTCCGCTGATCGTCAATGATCCTGCTAATGTGCGTAATGCTCAGAAGCGTTGGTACGCGGACTTTGATACAGTCGCGGACCTGATGGATCTTGCTGACGCCAAGGATGACAATCACAGAGGTAAAGACGTTGTTGGTGGTCTGGTTGTGGACGATGGTGGCCTGGTCATGCTCAATCGTATGCCCGTAGTCCCGATACCGCAGCTTGAAGGTGTCACCGATCCTGAGTCTGGGATAGCGACTGCGCCCGTCTATTGTGTGGACTTCAGTTACCTCATCCCCTACGTAGCCGAGGGCTACTGGATGATCGAAGGTTCACCGATGACTGACCGTGGACAGCATACCACGTACACAGTCTTCCTGGACGGTGCCCACAACATCCTTTGTACAAACCGTAAACGTCTTGGTGGCGTGATTCACAAAAGCCACTAACAGAATTTGGTAGAGGTGGTCACAGACACAACGTAAGGATGGCCGTTAGATTGAGTTGTAAAATCTAAGACATACCTGCTGGCAACCCAGAATGTAAATCCACCTAATAAATCTTGGTAATGCAGGGGGCGACCGAAACCCCCCTGCAACGCCTACTCGCAAGTAGGCAAGGAGAACAGTATGAGTATTGCACTTTATGGTACAGCAGGGGCAGACGCACTTCCGAGTCCTGAAATTTGGAAAGATGTTCCCATGCAGGATATGTTATCGAGGCCCGGCGATTATGTTCATATCTGGGAAGACTTCATTGGCAATTTCACAGACAATGATGTTCAGAATGTAGGCGGTGGAAATCAATGGCTGGTAGCTGGTACGAATCCTGACACAGCAACAGTTGCTGACGAGGTTCCCGGCGTAGTGAATTTGAGCGGTAGTGGCGGGGGCAATGATGAGGTCGTCATTGGCTGTAATCTTTTGCAGGACGGGCTTATCAAACTGAATAGTGGTAGACGTTGTTGGTTTGAGACTCGTCTGAAACTGGACGACACTTCTGCTGATGTTTCAATCCTTGTCGGTCTTGGTGGCATCGAACTCCTTGCCGCCGACTTTATTGACAATGAGGGCGGGACCAGAAACAACATCGCCGATTATGACTTTATTGGTTTCCACACAGATAACGATGGAACCAATCAGGGCGATATGGAAACTGGTTATCACCAGAATGGTGACGGCGGTGGTATTACTGCGGTTCAGGCTGCTGTGCGGTCGTTTGGTGCGACAACTACTTACGATGATGTCTACATGAGACTTGGCTTCCGGTTTGACGGCAAGAGGACTGTCACGTTTTATCTGGATGGAGTCGCACTTGGCACAACTTTGGATGTCGATGATCTTACGGGCAATGAGTTGGCTGCTCCGTTGACGATCATCATTGGCCTGAAGGATTTCGCAGGCGGCAACGATGACATGAAGGTTGACTGGATTCGTTACGCGAATGAGAAGGTTGCTTCAGGGATTTAAGTTCATACCCCTTAGCTAGGGCGGGGGTCAAGTGCTGTAAGACGAAGCTCAGGGTTGGATATTATTCATGCTACTGCCCGAATCTGGTGCTTGACCCCTAATTTTTGGAGATCCAAATGGGAGCCTATCAAGATCGAGTGGTTGAAGAGAAGCGAGAATTAGACGAGAAGTTGGCCAAGCTGATCGCATTCATCGCCGTTGAGCGATTTGGTGTACTATCTATGAGAGAGCAGGTGCGAATGTATCATCAGCGTGACATCATGGAAGATTATAGTAAAGTATTGGGTGATCGCATCGACGCATTTTAGCCTACATAACGAATAGATGCTAGAGTAAAGGAGATCCAAATGGCCGAACCGACAGGAATATCTACACTATACGACCTGATCCTTGACGTAGCAATAGCGGCAGATGTGGCCTACTATGGATCTGACGGACAACAGCGAGCGATGATCCCGACGAATGAACATGATTTCGAGCGATGCTTCAAAGTGGTACGTGATGGGTACAAGCGATTCATCCACGACGCCCCGACTGAAGGCTGGCACTGGCAAGAACGAAGGCACGAGCAGACCTTCGGGATAGTGCAGACAGAAGGCACAGTTGATTCCGGGGATGCTACCACGTTGGTAGACGACGCTTTGGAAACTGTGTATGACACAGATGATGACATTAACGGGTTCTATATCTATGACACGACTCAGAAAATTCAAGCAGTCATTACTGACTACACTACTTCTGGCGGGACTGTCACTGTGGCGGCTTGGCTGGATTATCTTGGGAATAGCTCCTCGTTAACACCGGCGGCAAATGATTCCTATTCAATCACGGATGTAGAAACCGTAGCCGGGAATAAGTCTCGGTACTTCTTGCCCGACGACTTCAGTGAGATCGCGGGGGACATATCATACCTTCAGAACTCCGGCATAGGCCGCATTGATTGGACCTCAGAAATCACCATACGCCGGATGCAAGAGACAACGCAGACGTCAAGCCATCCGAGAAGGGCATCTGTGTCGCCGATATTTAATCGTAAACATGAGCTACGATTCGAGCCGTCGCCCACTTCAGGGAAGACCATAACATTTCCATACCGAACTGGGTATGCCAAAATGCAGGCCATATCAGGGCTGGCTTCTGGCGGGAGTGGGACCACGCTTGTAGATTCATCTTTCGCCAATCGGTATCCAGACGACCTGTTTAACGGACAGTTTATATACACCTTGGACGGCACGGGATCTTTTGGGTACGCATTGGTGACAGACTTTACCGGGGGCACTTGCACTTTTACTGTGGCAGACTGGCTGGCAGTCGGCGATAAATCAACAGCGGCAGCAGCAGACCCGACATCAGGCACATCATACTACGTGACTAATGGGATCGAGCACACCGCAGGATTAGCATTTGACTTCGCGGTCAAAGGGGCGATTTTAGCCGAGGCACTTGTAGAGTTCGGTATCACAGATCACGATTACATGGGCGAATACCAAGCGGTAATTCTGCCCAGAGCACACAGTTTGGACGGGCGACAACAGGCCCGTACACGAGGAAAGATGTTGCCAGGTTCATTACGCAGGCAATCAAGGGCGTTGCAGCCACTTGACCCGAGACGTACTTGGACAGATGCAACACATGGTTAGGTTTTACTGCCTGAAGTAATAACCGCAGCAGCATGGATATGAAACGAAAAAGGCAGAAGGGAAGGTGTAATGAGTAGAATACGATGGTCCGACATTAGGGATGCAGTGTTTCCGACATCCGGGAGTACGAAAGCAATTATAAAGAGCGGTAGCGGGCATCTTGAATCTTATGGCACGGTGGTCCCGCCCGACGGGGAGGCTTCCTTTGCGAAGGGGTGTGAGTTCCACGATACCGCCTACGGCAAAATTTATGTCAATGAGGGGACGAACACGAGTTGTGAGTTCAAGGAACTATCGGCTGTTCCAAACTTTGCTGAAACCGCCGCTGATCGTGGTCCCAGTCCTTTGATATGGGATAATTGCCCGATAGTGGACTACACATTTAACCCGGTCAAAGGTTCGCACTATTTTGAGGACTTCAAAGGTGACATCCTTAGTGTGACTAACAGCACAATGAAAAATAGTCACCTGGGATTTTTCAATAGCAATGGCCCCACCCATCAAATAACGAACGATGATGTGCATGGCGTACTTCGCGTTGAAGGCAATGATGCTGACAATGATGAGTCCTACATGAGCTATGGTGGCGAAGGTGGTATAGTGGTGCCAACTGCGGGCAAGAAATTCTGGTTTGAAGCTCGTGTAAGGCGGGATACTGTTACTGACGATGAACTTGCAATGTATGTCGGCCTTGCCGAAGAGGGGCTTACCGCAACGAACAGCCTCGACACCAATACCGGCGATCTTCTTGTCGCTAAAGATTGGCTTGGTTTTCATGTCGATCACGGCAATGGCAATGCTATTGATTTTGTACATGGTGATGGCACCGGCGAGGCGGTTGTGGCCGGGGCCGATGTGGTCACACCGACTGCATCAGCGTTTAATAAGCTCGGTCTGTATTGTGATGGTGTGACAGTGTTTGCGTATGGAGACGGCGTGCTGGTAGATTCTATATTACTGTCAGCCTCTGACATGCCTCTTGGCGAGGAGCTTGGTATGTATCTATTCTTTAGGAATGGTGGCACTTCTACTGAGTTCAAAGGCTCTATCGACTGGTGGAGAATTGCAGTAGAATATTAACATTGATCTAATACAGCACTTCTCGACGCTGTTTCAAAAATTAAAGGAGAATATAATGGGCGGTGCAGACCGAGCAAATATCAATTGGCATTTAGTAAATATGATCGGTGCTCAGACACCAGCTAACGTACCCCTTCGTGGGGGTAGTGGATATGCTGCTGGAGCACCATATTTTAAGACAACCGGAACTATTGGCCTTGGTCTATATATAAATCGGGGCACAAAAGACAGTTGCGATTTCAGAGGCATGAACGGACAATCACCTTTGCTTGCGGGGGGTTCTGAACAACTTCTCTATGAAGAAGACCTTACGCAAAATTATGATATAGGTGCCATAGAAGCAATGCCTGATGGCAGGGCGTTTCGTTACTGTAAGTCTACTGGTGCCGGTGTTTTGCTCCCAAAAAGAGGGTGTCATTTCACTGATACTGGTTATATTTCCTATACAGCTTTTGTGGTTGCTGCCGCCAAAGGTGTTTTTGAAATTACAGTTCCCGCAGCGACTCACGCAGCTTTGCTAAAGGATCAACTTAGAGGCGGTTATATTGTGATATTTGACGGCTCTGCTGTCAATGACGTTACACATGAAATAGTTGGAAACGATGCAGCAGATAACGGAGCTTTGTTTAAGATTAGGCTGGCTATGCCTCTTGCAGTAACAATATCGACTTCTGATGCGTGTGAGGTCTATAGCAACCCTTGGAGTGCAGTTGCTGCTGGTGGCGGAACAACCCTCCCCAGAGTAGGTGTTCCCATGTTTTCAGTTACTGCTGCGGCCACACATTTTTGGTGTCAAACAAAAGGTCCGAGGTTTGTAGATCCTCAATCTGGTGTTGGTGGCGACAACGGCGGTCTTCAGGTTTTCTGGCGACATGACGGTACAGTACAGAATGGAGAAACTGCATGTGCTGACGTTATTCCGACGAACGACACCAATCAACCCGCTGGTATAGTTATAGCTGGAAGTGCCGCTGGTAATGGACCTCTCATCAATTTGGGAGGCTTTTAAGAGTTCTTCACTCCACCCCTGGGAGGTCAGGCTTTGGTCTGGCCTCCTATATTTTGGAGATTATTATGGCAGTAAACCGTAGGAATTATGGTAGGGCGTTGGAGAAAGAAAGCAAGGAGAAACAGTCTCTGAGTGATATGCACAAGAAGACTGTCGCTAAGGCTTACTCTAATGCCAAGAAGAATTTGAAGAAGTTGAAGGCTGGTAAATTGGGCAGAATTGCTAGAATCAAACGGACTGCGAAGGAGTTGATTGGCGGGAAGAATACATATCTGCCCAAAAAGAAAAAGAAAGTGACAACCACTCGCACCAAAGACGTTACAAAATCGCTGTCTCGGGGTGGGCTTACTACAAAAGAGATCGCTAGATTGCGAGGAAAATAATGATCTTATCTTTTCCTAAAAGGGGAAAACACAATGGTTTTCGCTCGGGCGAGCAACCCCACAACACGTCCCGCGACTTGAACAATGTGCGGCTGTACTGGCAGAATCGAGCGTGTGGTGGGCAGCGTGATGGTCTGAACAAATGGGGTGCAGGAACTCAGATTGGTGCGGCTGAACAGCCGGTGGTTGCTATGACTTCAGTTTCTACGGTGGTGTAATATGGCATTATTTGAATCCCACGACACAGGTGAGTTTAGTGCATTATCGCAAAACAGGGTTACTCCAAACAATTGGACTGCCATGCTTTTTAATTCACCACTATCCCACACCGTGACAGAGGTACAACTTTATCTCTCTCAATTAAGTTCTGGTGGTGATTCTCCCGGAACCATCACCGCTTCAATACGGGCAGTAGATGGTAATGGTGATCCCACTGGTGGTGATCTTGTTTCTGGGACAATTGATGGGGACACCTTGTCTCAATCCCCTACCTATGCTTGGCACGCCTTTGATCTTGGTGCTGGAGTAGATTTAGACGAGGAAACAAATTATGCCATAATTTTTAGGGCTGCTTGGAACGACGGCACAGGTAATATTACAATGCTCTGGCGGATGGCAGACGAAAATAATTTGTATGTCCGAGGTAACGCCAGCACGTCAAGCGACGCCGGGAGCACTTGGTCTGATATTTCTAACGCTTTATATTTCAAAGAATCTGGCACTCTTTTAAGTCCCAGTAAAGCGGATACTCCTGCGCCTGGAAATACAGCCACGGGCGTATCTACAAATCAAGCGACGCTTAGTTGGGAACCCGGTGGTGTCGCTGGGAGAACTGACAATTATGATGTTTATTTTGGGCCATCTGGTAATATGTCACAAGTGGTGGATGGAGAAAGTGAGAAGGTTTGGAGTATAACTGGGTTGCCACTAAATTACGGGACTTCATATCAATGGAAAGTAGACGCAATTGGTGGCGGACAAACTATCACGGGAGACGTGTGGTCGTTTACGACGCTGACTTTATCTCCACCAATTATTGCAGGTTTCCATGTGGTTAAAAGATTGGTGGCTGCTGCCGATGGGAAATTTTGGTACGAGGACATATAATGGCTATTGATGACATTGTGACATTTAGCAGCGTCGATGACCTTGAGCAAGATCCACCCGCTTCTGTTCCAGAGGTAGATGATGTTATTGGTCTTGGGGATGGAGAAGGGGGGTTTACTGATCCAACCTTCCTTATAACAAGTGTCGTAAATAATGGTAGCCACAATTATACTCTGGTGACTACACAAACTGCCGCCGGAGATTATCCCGTTACGGATGATGTAGTAGGCAGAGAATCGCCTTTGATGAGTCTTATATTGCTTGCTGATGCGACAGGAGCAGCCCCGTCTGGATTTCCCACAGATCGAGTGACACACACAAGGTTAGTAGCTGTAGGTAACAACCAATTCTGGTACGAGGATATTTAGGAGGCGTTATGGCCGCAGGAACGATGGTTGAGTTAGTAGCCGCGAGAAACGATATTGACACTACGGATCAATTAAATATTTTTGAGGCATATCAAAAAGTGTTCGTAGTGAATGGGACAAATTTTAAGGTAGCTGATTTTACTAATACCAAGTTGACAATTACTGCACTCGACACTGCTCCAACTCGCGGCAGTATCGTTACTCAGGCCACATCCAACGCTACAATGATTGTTGATTTTGTTAATGCTGCTAAGACCGAGATTTACGGTAAAACTACAGCAGGGACATTTGTTACTACCGGGGGTTATACGCTCTCTGGTGGTAGTATGGACCCAGAAACCAGAGTACCGTCGGCGGTTGCGGAGGCGACAACTACACCTCATTGGTATGATTACACTGTATACCCTGACGGCTCATCCGGGGCACTGCCAACACAGGCGTATATTGGGTGTTTATACCAAGGTCGTGTTGTGTTGGCAGGAGATAGCGATTATCCGCATCAATGGTATATGTCACGTCAAACCAATCCCTATGATTATGCTTACATAACTGGTGGTACTGACGCTCAGTCACCTATATTCGGCGGGGCGGCAGACGCGGGTGAGTGTGGAGACATTATACAGACTTTAATACCATACCGAGATGAATATCTTATTTTTGGTTGTGCCACTTCAATGTGGTATTTGACTGGCAACCCAGCCCAGGGTGGAGAGATCATGGAACTTGATCTCACTGTTGGTATTTTTGGGGCAAATAGTTATTGTTTCGATGGTGGCGGAAACCTGTATTTCTGGGGAACGAACGGATTATATAAAGTGTCAATGCCTCGACAACCCCGGTGTGTGTCTGCAATACCTTTACCAGCTATAGTTCGAGACGCAGATGCAGATACTTCGACACATCGTGTCGTGCTTGCGTATGATAGGACTCGATCCGGCATCCTGGTGTGCATAACAAAGCTATCTGACGGGAGTAATACAAATTATTTCTATGATTTGAAAACCGAAACACAAGATAAAGCTGGCGGATTTTTCCCCGAGACATACCCCGATGAGTGCGGATCGTACTCACTCTTTTATTACCCGGCGAACGATCCCGCTAACCGTGATTTGTTGGTGGGTAGCAAAGATGGATATATACGAAAATTTGACCCAACAGCAAATGATGACGACATCGGTGCAACAGATCAAGCTATCGACAGCTATGTCACCTTCGGACCCTTGAAATTGGGCGAAGAAAACAAAGAGGGTGTGGTATCCTCCGTCGTGGTGGAAACGGCTGGTGGACAGAGTGGGGGCGGACTCACAGATTCCAGTTCTCCGACGCTTAATATGTGGGTGGGATTGTCGGCGGATGAGATCACTGAAAAATTAGTGGCCAATATTTCCCCGAATTTGGCTGCTATAATAGCCGCTCCTGGCAGAAACCGGGGGGCAGCAATAAAGCGTGCCGTGCGGGGGGCTTACGCAGGTATTAGAATAGGCAATAGCACAGCCACACAGACCTGGGGGTTGGAGCGTGTGGTATTAGAAGGAAAGAAAGCCGGGAGGATAAGATAATGGTAATGAGTAATCGAGCAGGATCGTGGGCACGAGCAAGACCGGCAACTGGAGCGAATCGTTTTTCTAATTTATTTATGCAAGATCGGACTACACGAGCAGCGGATAAGACTCGCGGGCTTTCCGCATTGGAGGATGCACTAACTTCCTTTGGACCTGACTACGGCAAAGGCATGGAGATGGAAGCCAAAGCAGCAGCAGGGGCAGCTAATATTACTGCTGGGTTAGGTGGCACGTCGATGCCGGGGTCTGTCTCGGCGGGATTGACTGCTAAATTTGAGGACGCAAGATTGAGGGGGCGTGCGGGTATACAGCAAGCTATCGCTAGTTTTATGTCTAACTTTAGAGATCCATCCACTGTCACAGCGGGCAATATGTTAGGGGCTGAACAATTGGTACAAGCTGGCCCGAGACAAAGTATGACCAGTGCTCTACAAACGGCCCGCAAAAGTAACTGGGCATTTCAACCAATAAGCAGTGGCAGTTCTCGTCGGAGCGTATCAAATAGCCGAGGCAACCCGTTTATGTAAGCCCAGAAAAGAGTGTATGGTATGAGTCTTCCTTTGCAGACTGTTAAAGCGAACGATTGGTTAACTGTCAATCGCAATTTTAGCAAGATAAAAACAACCCTCCTTGGGGACGGTTCATCTCCAATTTTTGAGGGGCTGACACTCACAGGATTGACAGCAACACGCCTGACTGCTACTGATGGCGATAAAACTTTGAGCAGCGTGGCGGATTTAACCTCTTGGATAGCGGGCACTACTGACCAAATCACCGTTACAGACGACAGCGATGGGACAGTTACTCTGTCCACTCCACAGGACATCCACACAGGAGCGATCCCCACGTTCGCGGGTATGATCCTCAACGGCACAACCGCAATCGGCCTGGATATGAGTGGCGGTACGTTCGCTACTGCAATTCAAAAGTGGCCCGCTGGGACTATCCAGAGTACTGGGGATATTGTCTTTCAGCCTACGGGAGATTCCACTACTGCTTATCAGTGGAAGGATTCTGGTGGAACGGTCTTTATTAGAGTTGATAGCACTAACAAACGAGTGCGTTTTGGGGCTAACCTAGCACCACAAGTTCCTCTACATATTTTTCAGACTGCTGATAATTCAGGTCTGCGTATTAGCGGGTTTGATGATAAATCTGGGAATGAAATAGACATAGAGGTAGATCAATTTGGTCGGGGGAGGATCAATGTAGATATGGGTATGGTTTTTAGTGCGAGTGGCGGAAACTTGGATTTCGGCACAAACGCTGGGGAAATATTTTTTCGCACCGCTAGTGATATTTTCTTCGATTTGAAAGAGGCAGTTTCTTCTTTCTTTATCCGGTCTAACCTTGGTGCTAATATTACATTTCATCACAGTCAAGCAGGCTTTACAACCCTTGGTTCATCTGATTTTGCCGAAACCCTCCTAGAACTTACCCACGCCACGCCCATCATCCAACAACAAGTAAGCACACATACAAATGCTCTTGATGCGAGAAAGTCAATCTGGCGTGCTAAAGGAAATAAGACAGACGAGACTAAACACACGTTGGGACAGTTCTCGTTTTCGCATGATACTGCGGCTGACGACTACAATGCCAGATGGGTACTCAGTCTGAACATAACAAGTGGAACGGCAGACACTCTTGTTGACGCTTTGAAAATTGACAGTAATCTATTGGCTACATTCAGTGGTGAAATTGAAAACCCAAAAAGCAAGAGAACGTTACTCGGCGGATGGGCGGTCAAACTAACGAATACAACCGGAGCCAATACGGTACAGGGTCAAACCGTAAAAGCGGACCCGACGACAGATGACGCAGTGATTCTTACGGCGGCTGGTGATACAGAGTGTATCGGAGTGTTTCTGGACTCGGGTATAGCGGATGACGCCGAAGCCTGGGTTGTCGTATCTGGAATTGCTGATGTAGCGATGGAAGATGATACAGCAGCGACACATGGTAACTGGGTAGAAACATCGGATACGGAGGCAGGATATGCAAACGCAGAATCAACAACACCAGCAGCATCGCCTGCACACTTCGAGGAAATAGGGCATTGTGTTGAATCCGTCGCAGCAGGTGGTGGTGGAACTCATATTTTAGCAAGGTGCGTATTACACTTTAACTAGGAGAACTTACATAGTAGAACAAATAAGAACCGGGAATAAACAATGGCAAAGATAAAAACGAAGGTTAACTCCGATCTGCTGAGAGTAGCAACCACTCAAGACGACGTAACCTCTGACGTAACTAGGGCCGAAATACAAACAAAGATCGCCCACAAACAGTTGGACAAAGAAAGAATCCAGCTTGATATTGAGGAGTTAGAAGAAGAAATCGAAATACTT